ATGGCCACATATGAGCAGCGCCCAGGCGGCGCATGGCGGGCGAAGATCCGCCGCAAAGGATACCCATCGCTATCTGCGACCTTCGACACCAAGGCCGAGGCCCAGCGCTGGGCGGCGGAAATCGAAGGCGATATGTCGCGAGCCCGCTTCGTCGACATGCGCGAAGCTGAACGCACGACCATGGCCGAAGCCCTGGACCGCTACGCCCGCGAGATCAGTTCGTCGAAGAAGGGCGCAAAGCAGGAGCAGACCCGAATCAACAAGTGGAAGAAACACCCGCTTGCCAGCAAGGGGTTGGCTGCATTGCGATCAAGTGACTTTGCTGCATACAGGGATGAAGAGCTCAAGGCGGGGAAGTCCACGGCCACGGTCCGTCTCGACCTGGCGATCATAAGCCACCTGTTCACGGTGGCGATCAAGGACTGGGGTATTGAGGGGCTGAGCAACCCGGTGATGAAACTGCGCATGCCCAAGGGGGCAAAGGAGCGCGATCGCCGGCCACTCAGTTTCGAACTGGCCGGTGTGATCGAGAAGGCGGGGGAGATTCACGCCGAGATGCCGGCGATCATTCAGCTTGCTGTTGAGACGGCCATGCGCCGTAGCGAACTGCTTGGGCTTCGTCGCGAGAATGTGAAGCCAAAGCACGTGCTGCTTGAAGACACCAAGAACGGCACCCGTCGCACGGTGCCCCTGTCCTCGCGGGCAAGAGCACTGCTTGACGGACTGCCCGCGCGCCTGGATGGCAAGGTGTTCTCGCTTGCGCCGCACTCGGTGAGCCAGTATTTCAACCGGGCTTGCAAGGCGGCTATGGTGAAAGACCTGCACTTCCATGACCTCCGGCATGAAGGAACGTCCAGGCTTTTCGAGAAGGGTCTGTCGATCATGGAAGTGGCCAGCATTACCGGCCACAAGACCATGAGCATGCTCAAGCGCTACACGCATCTGTGCCCTGACACACTGGCCGACAAGCTCGGCTAGCGGACGCTGGCCAGTGTTGGCGGCGCGTTGCGCTTCCGCCCAGGCTTGGCCGGTGCATGCATGCCTTGCTCGTACTCTTCCAGGAACTTGCGCACCGTGGAGACTCGCCAGCACAGTCGCTTGCCTTGCTTGAAGAACGGCGGCAACCAACTGGCATCGTCTTGCCGTGCGCTGCGTATCGATGACTCGGTGCGTCCGAGCATCTTCGCCAGCTCGGGGATGTGGATGACCTCTTGTTCCATGTGACCCCCTCAAAAGATGAACCGGGTAGCGGTTGTGCTGGCGCCGGGCAGTCGCACCAGCACCGGCCCTTCGTCGAACTGGTCGCCGGCTGGCGGCGGGTTGATGTGCTGCTCGGCCCCGGTGACGGCGAACGCGCCGGAGACAGCGCCGATGTAGAAGCCCAGGGCCAGGGCGGCGACCAGGCAGACGAGGATGGTTCGTGCTTTCATGGTCGTGACCTCAGTAGGGGATGCACTTGTTGCAGGCACCTTTCCAACCCGGAGTGCCGCAGCCGGAGCAGGGTTCGGTTTCCGGTGTGCCGCGCTCTTCCGGACGGCTGTTCAGGTCTGGCCACAGCAGCGCCTCAACTTCTTCCCGGTATCCGTACTGCTCAAGAGTCCCGCCAAGGTTCTTGTGAATCTTGATCAGCGCCTGCTCGAACCGGTCGATGCGCTCATCCCGCGCCGTAAGGTCGGACTGCAGTTGAGCAAGCAATGCGGTGGCCCGGCGTTCTGCCTTGTTGCCGTTGCCGGGTGTGAAGTCGGGAATGTCGTCGGACGACTTGCGCTCCAGGGCGGCGCGGGCTTGCCAGGCTGAGAACAGTTCCGAGCCATAGCCGGGCTTGAAGCCATTGCCGTGCTCGGAAGTCTTGAGGGTGTATCCGATGACTGCGCACCACGACTCAAACGCGGGACGCTCATCGCGCTCAACCGGCGCGGCCGCTTCCCGGCCTGGATACACGCCAGGAAGCGGCCCAACCTGCGGCTTGCTCTTTTGCTTTTCGCGGATCTGATCGACCTTCGTCCACACGCGGGCAAGCTCGGTATCGGCCAACTGGTGCATATCCAAGTCGTTGGCCAGGCACAGAGCGGCCAGGGTGACCATGACGCCGCCGACCTCCTGGGAAGGATCGCCCACCGGGCGGCCGTACACGTACTCGACCAACTGATGCGCCTCGTCAGCGCTGCAACCTAGCGACTGGACCAGCTCTAGGGCTTCTTCGAGGAATCGGTGGTTACGTTCCTCTCGGTCGCCAGCAATCATCGCGCCGAAGCACTCCATCAGCCATGGCTGGACCCGCTGCTGGAAGAGATCCGGCGCGCTCGGCTCTGCGCTGGCGTACTCTTTTGCCAGCCGGACCAGGTCCTTCGCAGCAACCTGGAAGCTGTGAATTGTGCGCCCGCCGCCCCAAGGCTTCGGCCCGGCCACCCGCTCACCCGTATCGTTATCGCCGATGCTCAACGACGGACCCTCAACCCCTTGGACTACTTCAACCAGTACATGTCCTGGCTTGATTTTCTGGCTCATGGCTTGACCTCTGGCTCTGCGTTGGCGGATGTGACAGCCTTGATCTTGTCGATAAGGCTGTACGCGCGCTGCCTTGCGTATGTGCTCGCGGCGGCCAGGTGTCCGCTGTTCAGTAAGTCGTGCGACTCAATAAGCAGCGCATCCCGCTCGGCCAGCTGGGCGCGCAGGGCATCACGCTCGACGGTTAGATTTACGGAATCCTGATACCACTTGTCTTCGCTCGCGCGCAGCCGCTCAACCTCATCAGGATCGGAGTGGGCATAGAGCAGACCCAGCTTGGCGATTTCGTCGAGGCAGGCATTCCAGCCGTCTGCCTTGGCATCCGTGTGCGATAAGCCTTGATGCACATGCAGCTTTCGATCAGGCAGCGCCACCGGCTCGCCATGGTGTTGGGCTGGCTCGCCGGTAACCCGCGCTTCGATGGCAGCCCAGGCTGGGCCGTATTCTGGCCAGTCGCTTTCGATCACTAGACACTCGCGCTCAGGAAGGCGGCGCTGAATGGCAGTCAGCTGCTCGGTAAACGGCCTGCCGACTGCGGGCGGAACCTTGGCCAAGTCGCTGAGCTTGATAACGATGTACCGGCCTTCGCGATGAAAAGGCGCGCTGACCATCTCTGTGTTGCTCATGATGCGTTCTCCTGCGCCCGCCTCTGGCGTTCGGCGCTGCATTTTGTGTGGTTGCCCCGGTTGCGCGGCTTCTCGCAGATCTCGCAGATGACGCGGCAGTCGATGGGCTTCATGGGGTGGCCGCGGTGCTCGGTCTTGCGGCGCAGGGCGGTCATTGCCCGTGCGCCTGCAGCAGCTGGATCACATCGAGATAGCCCTGCACCACGCTCCCGGGCCTTCCGGTGGCGGCACGCTTGAGCACCTCGATGACCTGGGCCACGCCGTTGGTGTCGTTCAGCTTGGCCTTGAGCGATGCCACCATGTCGCGGGCATCCTCCCGGGCCTGGATACGCATGAAGTGGTTGATGACGCCGGTGGGCACCGGCATCGGCAGGGGTTTGTCGGGCTTCGGCGCCGTCATGGTGGAAAACACAGGCGCAGGGGTAGGGTGGCGGGCCCGGTCAAGGGCCGCCTGGGCGGTTGGGTTCATACGCTCTCCCGATGAGAAACGCTCAGGCCCACCGCAACCGGGCGAACCCAGATTGGCATGCTGCTGAGCATGAAGGTTTCGCCCTGGGCGGCCAGGAGCAGGGTGGTGCCCATAACATGGGCGATGGCTTCCGCCGCGGCCGGCGGCACTGCGTTACCAATGCGCTCGCGCCAGGCCTGATCACTCAGCCCGTCGAGTTCCAACTGTTCTTCCGGCTCGACCAGGCTTTGCAGCGCAGCCAGCTCCAGCGTGGTGAATGGGCGGTGCCAGGTGCCGTCGAGTGATTCGATCACGCAGGTAAGTCGGTCGTTGGCCTCTGGCAGCCGGGGATCGGCAACGCTCCAGCGCCCGTTGTCGTGCATGGCGCTGGCGGAAACGGCGCCGGCCTGGCCATTCCAGGGAACAACCCCATAGTGGCCGCCAGTCAGGTAGGCATCACCCTTGCTGCGGCGCATGCCCGGGCGCGGGTCTGCGATCGACAGTGCACCGCTGGCCACCTGCTGCGACCCGGTCACGGTGCCAGCGGTCTGGTTCATGGCGACCACGTTGAGCTTTCGGCTCGACGCGCCTGGATGCCAGTTGTGATAGCGAGGGTCCTGGACGGCAAAGGCACCTTGGCCTGTGGTGCTGCCAGCAATCACGGTGTTTGCTGTCCCGCCGAAGGGCGTGACCTGGTATTTGCCGAAGCCTTCACCGCCGCGGCGAGGGTCAGCAACACTGAACGTGCCTTGCCCTGGGCTCTTGACGCCAATCACCGCGCCGCTTGTGTCCTGCCAGCGGCGCACGCCGTATTGCTGATACTGTAGTGCTCCGGCCTTGGCGCGCGGATCGGCGACCGAGAACTTGCCATTTGTTGGCCCGCTCCGTGCTGCCACGGTCCGTGCAGTCTCTGACCAATCGTTCACGCCCAAGAACCCATCACGGAATTCGGGGACGATGATCAGGTCGCGAAGGTAGCCATCCTCGATCGCCAGATCATTCAGGCTGCGCCAGTCCTTACCGGCCTCGACCAGGGCCAGGCGGACCCAGGTCTTCCATTGCAGGGCGGGCACACGGTGCATTGGACCGGCCTGTTCAATATCGCCGGCCAGCGGCATGCGGCCGAGGATGTCGCCCACGGCGCGCAGACTCTTCTTCTCCGGCTCGTACAGGAACGGCGGCACCTTCTCGACGTGGCGGGCTACCAGCAAGAAGCGCTTGCGGCTCTGGGCCAGGCCGCCGATGACGCCGCAATCGTGGGTGGTTTCGGCAACCGCGTAGCCGAAGTGGCTGAGCAGGGCGCCAATCTGGTCCAGCAGGTGCCGGCCACGGCTGGCCAGGCGCGGCACGTTTTCGAACACCAGCAGCGGCACCGGGTCATCGCGCCAGGCCTCACCCATCAGCCAGATGCAGCGCAAGGTGAGCTCGTTCAGGGCCTGGTACTTCGGAGTCAGGCTCATCTTCTCCGACAGCAGGCCGCTGGCGCCCTTGCAGGGGGAGCTGATGAATACGGCGTCGGGGCGCCGGTACTGCGCAGCGCGGCGGATATCGTCGGGGCCAGCCTCAGTCCAGCCGGCTGCCGGCTCCCTGCCGTGAAAGCGTGTGTACTGGTCGCGGGTGAACAGATCGATCAACGTGCCGTCGACGCCCGACAGGCGCTTGAAGTCGGCCAGGCCGGCCGGGTCAACGTCGACACCTCCCAGGCATTCCCATTCCCCCTGCATGTTGCCGACGATGGGCTTGGCCTTGTTGAAACCCTTGGCGCCACCGCCCAGGCCGCAGCAGAAGTGGAAGTGAGTCAGTTTTTTCTTGATCAGCATGCTGCCGTCCTTGAATCGATGGCATGAAAAAGGCGCCTTGCGGCGCCTGCGGTTCATCGGGATGTGTCAGACCACGACTTCATCAAGGGTGGCGATCACCTTGTAGCTGTGGTCCAGCGCCGACTCGCCTTCCTTGTCGACGGCGATCACCTGGTCATCGAGCAGGCGCAAGAGCAGGGTGGTCGCCTGATCCGTGCCGATCGCCAGTCGGCTCTGCACCCAGTGCGCCTTGAATGGCTTGCCGTTGGCCTTGGCGACGATCAGCACGCGGGCGTCTTCGTAGGCGTAGTCGCCGAACTCCTTGCTTTCGTGCACTTGTGCGCTGCTTTCAGCATTGCCGGTGCGCTGCGCCAGTTCTTCGGCGGTGCCAAGCGGGTGTTCCTGACCAGAGGATTCGGCTCCCTCATGGATTCTCCCGCTGAACAAATTGCCGGTCAGGTCGCTGGAGTGCAGCGGGAACTCTTTCTGGTCGCGGTCAGGAACGATCGCATCAAGCCCTTCGTCGTAGCTGTCCGGAGCCATCACCAGCAGGCACAGGTGGCCTGCGTGGTCGACAAGGTCGTGTTTCTTCGGGTCCTTGCCGTCAACGGTTGCCGTCACGGTCATGTGCTTCGCATCGACCTGCACACGTTTGATGTCCACCGGAATGGTAACCACGCCATTTGCTGCGATGGTGCGGATCGCCACGTGCACCGAGTCTTTAACGCCGAGGGTCACGCGCTCGATGGTCAGCTGCTGGGTGTTTTCGCTCCAGTCGCGGAAGTTCGGGATCTGGTCGATCACCAGGTTGACCAGGTCGTGCTCCAACAGCTCGCCTGCAATCTCCGAAGGCAGGCAGCCATGCAGTTGTGCGCGTGCAATGATGTCGCGGTGCTCAAGTTTCATGCAGTTTTCCTCAGTACTTGGCGATCTCTTCCAGCTTTTTCTGCTGGTGAACGCTCAGAAGGGTGCGCGGGCCATGGCGCTTGAAGGCGGCCCGCATGTTTTCGACGAACTCTTCTTCCCAGGCGCCGCTGGCGTGAAGCTCGGCAGCGGCCAGCAGGGCCTGGAATTCCTCGATTCGGTCGTACAGTTCTTCCACGGTGCTGCTGGCCATGTTGGTTACCTCGGTCAGGCTGCGTTGCGCTGGCTCGCTACAGCCTCGATGTGATTGATCAGCTCGGCGCAGATGCGCAGGAAGTCACTGGCGCGGTACAGCTTGGCCGAGCGCTCTTGTGCAACCGCCTCGAAGCCCAGCGAAGCCAGGAAGTCAGCGGTCAGCGTGAAGCCCAGGCGGTTGCTGATATCGCCCAGCTTGATGCGCTGGCCGTCGTCTGCCGGTGCTTTCGTCTCAGAGGTCGTGACGGCTGCCACCGGCTCGGGGCTGTTGATCTGGTTGACTGGCTGCTGGACCGGCTCTTGAACCTGCTGCACGGGCTGTTGCTGAGCCTGGCGGGCCTGCTCTTCCTCTTGCTGGCGTGCCTGGTCGTCGCGCTTCTGCTGCTCGGCCTGCTCGTAGTCGTTGATCCGCATCTTGATCAGCGGCACCAGATCGTCGTTGGCCTTCATCACCAGCTCTTGGGCGTCCTGGAACAAGAAGCCGTGTTGGCGGGCCAACTCGTTGAGGCTGGCAATGTTCAGGCGGATCAGGTCACCGATGCGGCTGGCTTCGATCTTCGCCCGGGCCAGCTCCGCCTCGGCGGCTTCCTTGAGGCTGCTGACCTGCTTCTTGCCCTTGATGGCTTCGGCGAAGTTGGCCAGCACCTTCGGCATGCGGATGCGGCCACCCAGCGTGGCGTCGATCTGGTCGATGTGGACCTGCAGCGCCTTGGCCGCATCCATCACGATCTCGGTGCGGATGTTTTCCTTGCGGGCCTTGACCAGCTTTTCCAGCTCCAGTCGCTTGCGGCGCGTCTCGGCGGCGATATCGTCGATCGCCTTGAACAGCACGTCGATGCTCTCGGTCTGGCTGAGTGCGTGCTCTTTCGCGGCCTTGAGCTTGTCCTCGACCTCGCCGCACCACTTCACGGTGGCATCGGCGTCGGCGAAGTCTTTGTCGGTCGACAGCTCGGTATTGATGTTGGCAATCACGCCCAGGGCATGGGCCTTGAACGCGTCCAGGTTGCTTGCGGTGACCATGCCGGTAACGTCGATGCGCAGTGCCGGCAATTGATCAGGGGCCGAGCCAATGGTTTCGACCTTGGCTTCCTTTACCTCGAAGTTGCCCAAGTCTTCCTCGAACTGGGCCCAGCCTGCGATCAGTTGCTCGCGACGACCGGCGACTGGCCGGTACTCCAGGTGTTCGAAGTTGTCGCTGGTGCCGTCCGAGCACACGAAGATCACTCGCTCGGCGCCACTGACCAGCAGCTGCTGCTCGAGCTGCCAGTAGTAGTGCGGATCAAGATCACCAGCTCGAATCATCGCCACAACTTTCTGGTTCCACAGCTTGTGCTCGAACAGCGTGTCGCCGAGCATCGTGGCCCCGTCCATCGAGGCCAGCAGGTTGCCGCTGGTGCCGACGATTGGGTACAGCTCTTCGCCGAGCATTTCCTCGACCAGGGGGCGGGCCAGCTCTTCGGTGGCGTGGCCACGGTCGAACACCGCCTGCTGCTGCGGGGTAACCTCCGGCACGATGCCGGTCTTCTTCATGGCCAGCAGGTCGTTGCGGGTCTGGTACTTCGAGGCGCCCATCATCGCGGGCGCCTCCGAAGCGGTGAAGTAGCTGGCGCGCAGGGCGTGCCACTCGGGCGTTCCCTGTTGGACGTTATGCACTTGCATCGGCGGACTCTCCATCAATAGGGGCCAAGGCATTGATGCGCTCGACCTGCTCAGGGGTGACGGTGTACTTGCTGGTCAGGTTGGCCAGCAGGTGTTCAGGGCTGGTGCGTCCGAGGCCGATCATCGATCGCCACTTCTCGGCGTTCTCGTCCAGCTTGCTGTCGGGGTAGGGGGGCAACTGCTTCGGTTCTTCCGCTCTGCGCACGTGGGCCTGGTTCAGCTCGCGCTCGGTGGGAATGTCCTGGACTTCCTCGGCGACAGCCATGCCGCGCAGCACGTCGGGGAACAGGTCGCGCAGGGCGAACGCTCGGGCGCGCATCTGGCGCATCCGCTTGGGGTACTGGCTCCAGGGCCCTTGCTTACCAGCCAGGCCGGCCGCTTTCGCGTCGGTCATGCTGAACGTGCGCACCTGCTCTTCCTCACCACGGCGCTTAACGCGGCAGGTAGCGGTCTCGCCGTCGTCCGTCTCGACGACGTACTCACAAAGGGGCGAGCTGCGCACCAGGGCGATTACTGCATCACCCCACAGCGCTGGCCGCCCGTTGATGACGGCGATGCTCTGCATGGCTTGCATTGGCTGCAGGCCCAACTCCATGCCCCACTGCACGGCAACCAGGATGTTGGCTGGCTTGCGCTGGAAGTCCTTGGGGACAATGTCGGAGGCTGCGAGGAAGTCCGCGAACTTGAGGGCTTCATCGATGTTCTGTGGGGCAAGGCTGAACGTGGGCTTGATCGCAAGATCGCTCATTGTGTTGGTCCTGTTCGGGTAATGAGATCAGCCAGGGCAACCAGCGTCAGCCAGCCGGCCCAGCCAAGGAGGGATTGAGGGGCGCCGCGCCAGATCATGTGGCGGCGTCGACGTTGGGCGGCGGTCATTGAGGCGGCGCCGGAAGCGGTTGCCAGTGCGTCGGCTCGTCGTCATCGCAGAAGCCGCCATCCCACGAATGCCAATTGCCGCCCGAGTCGATCTCGGTTTCCCCGAGGTAAACGCCCGTGGTGCCGTGGAAATGCGACTCGGACTTGACCCACTCAATCCAGGCACCGGCTGTCACACGGTCGCCTTTGCGCAAGATGATTTCTGTGCCGTCGCGCGGAGCGGTTTCGATTGATCGCCAGCCGCTCATGGAAACCTCACAACGAGCATGTTCTTGCGCACCTCGATGCGGTGCAGCAGGCCGGGCTCGGAAGCTGGAAACAAAAGACCCTGCGAACGCAGGGCCTTGATCAGGTCGGGGAGGGTGGCGGCGATCACCGCCGCGCATTTACTGGGCATAACGGCGCTCCAAGAGAATGTCGCGCTCATCGGAGCGCCAATCGCCGGCCTCGAACAGCACGTCGTCCGGCTCGGCATCGTCTTCCATGGGTTCTGGCTCGTCGTCCAGGTCGGGCGGGTCGAGCCAACGGTCGTAGGCGCTCATGGCAGTGCAGCCAAGGCGAGTCGATGGGTGCGGCACGCTTGAGCGAGCAAGCGAAAGCGGGCCATGTCGATGCGCATGGTGATCAGGTCGCGCTGCTCGGCAGTGATATCGCCGCAGGCCAAGGCATACGCGGCCATGCCGGCCACGTAGCTCAGTTCAGTTTCGGAAGCCGCCACCAGCTCACCCGGTGGCACAGCAAGCGCTCGCTCGATGTTCTCGTCGAACACCTTCTGCGCGGTTGGATTGAACATGGTGGTTACCTCGATTTAGGCGGGATGCATCGGGGTGTGATCTGGCCGGTGCTGATCTCCGGCTTGCGTGAGAAGTGTCAGGTTCTACCGAGCCGGTCAGCTTTCGCCCGCCGGCGCCGCGCTTATGAGCCTGCATCGCTGCGCATCAGCCTGCGCATTCAGATCACACTCCGATGCAGCCTGCGGGGCAGGGCATAGGGGCGTTTTAGCGTGCGCCACCACGGGCCTTTTGGACTCCAAGCCCCTTTCACGGAATCGAACCGCATCACTTCCTACCAAGCCTCGGCCAACGAGCCGGAATCGAACCGGCACTTTCTGTATGGCTTGCGCTAGATCCTCTCTTGCTGGTCTCCGTTACACGCCACGGTGGACTGGGCGATTCCTTGTTCGGGGGCCCTTGAGGCCCAACAGCCGACCACGCTCTGCATGCTGTCGGCTCTCGTTTATGCGGTGCTCGACGCTGCGCACCCGGGGTGAGGCTTCCCCTGTACCGGATCGGCTCCGGCTCGCTGCCATCCGGGGCGGTGTGCTGGTCCGGATGTGGCAAAAGTAAGCCAATGCCTAATCGTTGTAAATAGGTAATGCCTAACTTTTTTCGTGCAGACACAAAAAAGCCCGCTCGGGGCGGGCTGATTCAGGTAGAGAGAGGTGTCCGCTAAAGTGGGTCTGGAGTCAATCCAGCTGGGAACCGGTCATATCCAGACGTTTTCGGCAGCTTGAGCGTAAGCCGCATGATTTCGAAAGCCGATTCTTCGACGTAGGGGAATCCACGACTAAGCTGGCGCCACATTTCTCTGGCCAATGGGCGTAACTCATGGCGACCTCCAACCCTCATGGTGTGAAGCCAAATCATGGTTCCGGCAGCATCGCTTGGCTGCTTCGCTTTTTGATACTCCCTGATAATCCCGCCAAGACGCAGGGCTACGGTTGGGTTCATTGGATAGTCCACTAGAGGGTCCATGAGCCGGAAGCCGTCCTCCTCGAGGACGTTTCTCTGATGTGTCGCCACGGCAACCAAGAAACCAATCTCCTTGCCGTCCATGCCCGCCAACTGATCCACAAACGCACTCATCTCTTTGCGTTGAGTCTTCAGAGCCCATGCATGAAACATCCTTGTGAAGATCCCCATACCTACCCCTTTGCTGGAACGCTTCCGTGGACTTTCTCATTCCTGCGCTTGCGAATCAGCGTGATGAAGGCGTCCAGTTCATCGGTATCCAGCGCGCCGACTGACGCGGCCTCGGCGATGGCGACAAACAGGGTCAAGACTTTCTCCGGGTGTTGCTGAAAGCCCATGAAGGTTTCCGCCAGCTCGGCAGCAGAATCGCGGTCCAGCCCCGGTAACTCGTCGGCAACCCCTTTGAGGACTGCAGTGAAGCTTGCCTTCGTGACAATGTCCTTGATGAGCGCATTCATTCCGCCGGCTTCCTTGATGCGAAAGCTCCGTGCGGCACCACCTGCTATCACTTTGGTTTCCGCAAGGATGGGCATCACCCATGAATCCCCGCCGGATACCAGCTTGGCCTGGTCAGCACTGATTCCCCAGTGCGTAGGCTTCACATCGTCCTTGAAGTACTCAATCAGCTGAAACAGCTTTCCCTTATCAATACGCCCGTATTTCACCCAGCCCTGGACAGACGGAGGCGCCACGCCGAAGTCATCCGCGAGTTTCTTTTTCGAAACGCCTTTAGCGATGCGAGCTGCCTCGATCGCTTCACCCAATTCTTTACCTGTAAGCATTGCCTAATTAGGCTCTCTGATCCTATGAGTAGGCAATGGCTTGCTTTAAATTAGCCAATGCCTTATTTTTTCTCCGTCACTCAACGGAGAACCCTCGCCATGACCCCTGCAGAGGCCGCCACCAAGGCAGCCGGCATCCTGGGCAACAAGGCCAAAATGGCCAAGCTGCTTGATGTCCGCCCACCAACCGTGAACCAGTGGTGCTCTGGCGTTCGCCCGATCCCACCAGCTCGCGCCATCCAGATCGACAACCTGACGGAAGGTCAGGTGAAGCGTGAAGACCTGTGTCCTGCGTTCCCGTGGAACGGGGCGGCGGCCTGATCATGTCGACGACTGAATTAGACGCCGACCCGGCTGACATAGCCCGCGAGATCGAGACGCTGATCTTGCAGCGGCTTGCACGCACCAGCCAAAAGGCCATTGCCCTGGAAACCGGTTGCAGCGAATCGACCGTGTCGCGCTGGAACGACGGTGAGTACCAGCGCTGGGCCCAGGTCCTGACGCTGCTGGGCCTGCGCGTTGTGCCGCAGACCGCCGTTGTCGTCACTGCCGATTACCTGTCCGCCCTGGAAACCATGGCGCGGATCGGGTTGAAGGCCGAACGCAAGCGGCCTGGCCCGCTGGGCTGGGACTGACCATGATTGCCATCCGTCTTGATCAATCCGAGTGGGATCTGCTGGCCGGTGAGCCTGCAGAGCTGCTCAAGTTATACTGTGCCCTCAAGCGCCGTATGGACTTCTCGACGGGCATAGCAGGGCGCAAGACCCTGCTGAATGAGTTGGTGCTGCGCGAGGGGTTCACCGTTGACCCCATTCCAGGCCGCCCAAAGCAAAAGCCGATCACCCGCGAGACATACCGATCAGCCATGCGCAGGCTGGAAAAGCTGGGGTTGCTGGTGACCCTGGGCGTCATGGTGTACCAGTTCCCGCACGCTCGCAGTGATGCTCCGTCCAAAACAGCTACAACCGAGCTACAACCAACCGCGCAACCAGAGCTACAACCAGATCAAGGCACCCCGCAAGCCACGGAATCCGCCGTCCGGACAAATTCCGAAGACGAGCAGCAACCAGAGCTTCAACCACATTACTCGCCGAGCAGCAACCTACTTCCGGAATCCGGTAAAAGCCCTACTACTCTCACCGCGCGCGGCTACTTCGCGATGCATGACGGCTGGCAGCCACAGGCCAAGACCTGGAACGCCACCGCGCTGCGCAACGCCATCCCCAAAGCCGTCCCCGAAGACACCCTCAACGAATTCCGCTCGTACTGGATCGCACGCCCCGACAAGGAGCAGTCGCAGGCCCAGTGGGAGCACCAACTCGCCCAGTCCCTGAAACACCACATACGCCAGGCGCAAGCCGGGGGGTACACCCATGGATCACAAGGACCTGCCAAAGCAGAAGCCAATCAGCACCGCACCCGGGGTCAAGGACCTACTGGGAAAGGCGGTGGATACCAGCGCGAAGATCGTTCGGCACCCGGCCTCGTCAGGGCCGCAATCGCTGAGCGACAGCAGCGAGAACAAGCTGCCGCAAGTGCTGCTGGACAAGCTGTGGCTGAAAATGTCGGAGATGTACGGCCACCGCTGGACGTCGAATTTCGGCGTATCAGCTGACCAGGACCACAGCTGGGCCAAGATCCTGGGCGGCCTCACTGGCCAGCAGCTCGCCAACGGCCTGCAGGAGCTGGTCAACCGGGCAGCCGAATTCGAGTGGCCACCAGCTGCCAACGTCTTCCGTGGCCTGTGCACAAAGCTCCAGGGTTTCCCCGATACCGACCGCGCCTGGCACGAAGCCCTGCTCGGCAAGTACAGCCACGAGGCTGTGCGCATCGCCGCCGAGCAAACCGGAACCTTCGAGCTGCGCCAGGCCAAGTCCACCGACAAGCCGCTGCGCCAGCAGTTCGAGCGCAACTACGCAATCGTGCTGCGCCGGGCCGAGAACGCCCAGCCCCTCGACGGGAAGATCAACCGCGGGATCGAGCACGACAGCGGCATGAAGGCCCAACTGGCTCGCTCCCATCAGGAAGCACGCGACCTGATCGCGGCACAGAACATCCCCACGGACGGCCAGCAGGCAAGAGCGCTGCTGCTGGCCAAGCTCGGCATTCGGAGAGACAGCCATGCGTGAGTATCAACCACAGACGCGGGCACCGCGCGGCGTAGATCCGCAGGTCAGGGTCATGAGCGTCATCTGCGACGTGTGCGGCACGCCTCGCAACAAGGGCAAGCATGACAAGTGCTCGAAAGCGCGCCAGGCCGCAGGGTTCAGGACCTGGGCAGAGCGACCAGCCAGCACCCCTGTGACCTGTGCCGAGTGCGGTCAGGTACACCGCCTTGACGCGATGATGGGGAACACCTGCCGGCGCTGCTACGCGGAAACCATGTATCGGGTGATCGCAGGGGAGGCCGAGTGATGACCGTGATGACCAACTGCGTGAGCTGCGGCGACAGGTATCCATTGGGGCGCCTGATAGGGCACATCTGCCGCCACTGCATCGGCAAGCGCCAGGACGAAGAGCTCAAGCGCGCTGAGGATCAGCGCCTTAACCAACTGGCCGACGACCTGGTACTGGGCAAGAACGGGGTGCAAAGCGATGAATGACGTTCAGCCAGTCCAGTTCGTTGTCCCAGGCGATCCCGTAGGCAAGGGCCGCCCGCGCGTCAGCACCATCGGTGGCCACGCACGCATGTTCACGCCCAAGAAGACCGCCAGCTATGAGGGGCTGATCGCCGTTGTCGGTGATCGCGCCATGGCAGGCCGTCCGCCGATCGAGTGTCCCGTCATGGTCGAGATGCGCATCGTGCTGCCGGTCCCGGCCTCGAAAACCAAGAAGTTCAAAGCCCAGGCCCTGGCCGGCGAGATCTTTCCGGCGAAGAAGCCCGACATGGACAACGTCGTCAAAGCCATCTTCGACGGCCTCAACGGCATCGTCTGGAGGGACGACGTCCAGGTCGTCGACGCAATCGTGCGCAAGCGCTACGGCGAAACGCCTGGCGTGCACGTGAAGATCACCCCGCGCCCACAGGAGGCCGCATGAACACCACCCTCATCCTGGCCGGCGCCGCTCTCGGCACCATCGTCATGCTGGCCGTGAATTACCTGATTCGCACTGGAGGTTTCCCATGGTGAGCACAAAGCCAATGTGGCACTGCCGCGAAGTTGGCGTAGACGGCGTGATCGTCATTTGCGCCGACCAGGTCATAGGCGAGGGCCTGATGGGCTACCGCCAGAGCATTCACCCGCTCCAGATCGACAACATGCGCGATCCACGCGGCTGCTTCATGGCGGTCATCGCTGAAATGAGCGAAGTCATGGGGAGGTTGAGTGCGCCAGTTCACCCAGCATCGCGCGCGTGCGCGTTTGGGGGTGGCCAGTGAAGTGCCTTACCACTGAAGCCATTCAACGGTTGCGCATCAGGATCATGGGCTTCGAAGTCGTAGTCGAAGGCCCTTCTGAGCAGGTAGGCGCCATGACGGCCATGTACGGAAGTGACTCGTCCGAGCCGCCCGCCTGGGTCAAGAAGTGGCACGCCGATCTGCAGCGGGCCTATGTCGAAGAATTCTTCACCGGGTCCTGGGCAAGTGCACTCCCCGAGGACTGGTTCGAAAAAAAACCCAATCGCCAAAGCAATCCAGGAGCAGCAGCCATGACCACGAAGCCATTCCCATCAATCGAGCTGACCACCGCCAGCACCTGCGCCATTGCTGCTGGTACCGCAAGCGATTACGCCATCCGCGCTTTTTCCGAAGGGCAGAACGAAACCGGGGCGGCGCTCAACAAGCTCTCCCTGCGTTTCGCCGAACTGGCACTGGAGGCCCTGGGCGGTGAGCCAGGCAAGCACGATGAAGCCGCCAGTGCCTGATCAGCTCGCCCTGTTCGCAGAGCCGCCACCCGTGGCGGTTCGTGCGTTCGTGCCTGTGATGCCGCCGCCGTCCCGTCCTGGGCCCAAGCGCATCGACTGGTTCCGTGTGATTACAGCCGTGCTGCGCTCCGGGTATTCGATCCAGGGTGCAGCGGACGAGATCGGTGTTGCCCGCACAACCCTGATCGGGTGGCGGCAGGGCGCCGAGCCACGTTACAGCGAGGGCGAACGCCTGGTGCTGCTGTGGTGCAAGATCACCGGCGAAGGCCGGGAGAAGCTGCCGATGTGCTCGGCGTGGGACTATCACTTCAAGCCTTGAGGGCAGAACCATGGGATGCAATCCGCGAGTGTTCCACCGTATGACGCCAGATCAACGTCAGCGCTATATCCGCAACGTGACACGCTTGTACCGGCACATAGTCATCGCCCACGGCATTGGTCTGGTCATGCTGGGGCTTGGTGGAATCAGCATGGTGGCGTACCACTGGCTCGCGAAATAGTCAGGAACCCGACACCCCCATGCACCGACCCTGCGTGTCATCGATGCCCCGCCACCGAGCGGGGTTTTCTTTTTCAGCGGGAGTTCAGCCATGTCCAAACCGGAAGGCATCGTAGAAGCAGTCGGCGCCTCGGTGGCGACCAAGGGCATGTGGGCAGGTGCGGGAGCGGGGCTCACCGGTTTCCTGTCCCAGGCCAACTGGATCGGCATCATCGGCGTTGTCCTGGCTGCCCTGGGCTTCGCCGTCAACACCTGGTTCCAGATCCGCAAGGACAGGCGCGAGTCGCGGGAGAGTGATGCCCGGATCGCGGCATTGATCGAGCAGTGCAAGCGATGAGCGCCCGGCAGCGGGTAGCGGTGACCCTGCTGACCATGAGCGCTGCAGGCTTCGCAGCATGGCAGGCGCATGAGGGCTTCACCGACGTGGCCGTCATCCCCACCAAGGGCGACGTGCCCACCATCGGTCATGGCTCGACACGCTGGGAAGACGGCACCCGCGTCCGCATGGGCGACACGATCACCCGCGAGCGCGCCGAAGTGCTGGCCCGCGCCCTCAACAGCCAGGCCGAGCGCGAGTTTGCCGCCAGCCTTCCGGGCGTGAAGTTGCACCAGGAAGAGTTCGATCTCTACATGGACTTCGTCGGCCAGTACGGCATGGGCACCTGGCGTGCCAGCTCGATGCGCCGTGACCTGCTGGCCCGTGACTACCCGCAGGCATGCCACGACCTGCTCAAGTACCGCTTCGCCGCTGGCTTCGACTGCAGCACGCCAGGCAACAGGCGTTGTGCTGGGGTTTGGACAAGGCAGCTTGAGCGTCACGCCAAGTGCATCGAGGCTCAACGATGACCAAGTACCTGCTGGCGATCATCGCTGCGCTTCTTGTCGCTTCGCTGGGAGCGTTTTGGGCGCTCGACCATACCAAGGCTGCGCTTCGAGAGAAAACGCGCCAAAACGAAGAATTGGTGGCTTCTGAGAAGAGCCGCAAGAACACCATCAAACTGCTGGCCCAGCTCGACACCCAGCACACCCAGGAGAGAGAGCGTGCGAACAAGATCAATGCAGGCCTTCGTGTTGATATCGCTTCTGGCAAGCGTCGGCTGTCAGTCCTCGCCACCAACTGCGCACTGCGAGCCCCTGCCAATCCCGGCGTGGATGCTCCAGAAGCGCGAGCCGAACTTGACCCAGCGGCTGCTGAACGAATTATCTCCGTCGGACCAGACGGAGACGACGCCATCAGGCAGCTCAACGCGCTGATCGATACAGTCAAAGCCGCCTGCCCATTGTCGAAATAGTCGGGAACCCGACGCCTTCCCCCCATGATGCTGGGGCCTCACTGATACCAATCCCCGAGGCCCCACCCATGCCAGCCCCCGACAATCTCCAGGTGCAGACGCCTGGCCAGCCGCTGACCCAGCCCAGCACCGAGCAGACCACCATCGAGGCCAAGGAGCCGGAGTACACCGCCAAGCACAATGGCGGCGGGCGCCAGCGCATCTGGTCAGCCACCGCCAACGACTGGTTCAGCGACTTCGTGGCCACTGGCGAAGGAGCCAAGGAAGCCGCACAGGCCGAGGCCGAACGTCTGAACGCTGGTGGCGAGCCCTTCACCAAGCCTGCCGACCCAACCCCCGACCCAGCGCCAGAAGCCAAGCCCCAGCCCAGCACCGAGAAGGCGCCAGTCACTGCCCAGCGCCAGCAAGCCGTGCTGACCGAAGAAGGCTGGCTCGTGCCGGATCTGCCAGCCGCCTACAGCAAGGAGTAACCGCCATGGGATCGAAGCCAAGCAAGCCCAAGGTTGTCCAGGCCGAAGACCCTGCTGTCACCGCACAGAAAGCGGCTGACGAAGCAGCCAAGAAGGCCAACGAGGAAACCGCCGCAGCGCGCGCCAAGAAGCAGCGCAGCAGCCTGCTTTCCCAGGCAGGCGCCGCGGGCACCGTCATTGAGCAAGGAAAAAGGACCCTCGGGGCATGAACGCTGACCAGATCTGCAAGACACTGAGCACGCTCAAGTCGCTGCGCAGCCCGCATGAGCAGGTCTGGCGCGACTGCTACGACCACACCTACCCGGTGCGTGGCAATGGGTTCTATTGCGAGATGATGAGCGCTCAAGAGGCGCTGAACCGCAAGGCGCGGATCTTCGACGGCACCACCACCGACGCCGCACGCACGCTGTCATCGTCCGTGCAGGCCGGCATGACGCCGGCCAACTCGCTGTGGTTCGGCATGGACGTTGCCAACTCCACCGAGGACGAACGCCGCTGGCTTGGCGATTCCGCCGAGATCATTTGGGAGAACATCCACGCATCGAACTTCGACTCGGCCGCATTCGAGGGCCTGCTCGACGTGGTGTGCGCTGGCTGGTTCGCCCTGCACATCGACCAGGACCGGGAGAAGGGCGGCTACAGCTTCGACCTGTGGCCGATCTCCGGCGTCTACTGCTCGGCATCGAAGCCGGGCGGCAGGATCGATACCGTTTACCGCTCGTACAAGCTGACAGCCGAGCAGGCCATCAACGAGTTCGGCGAAGGCAACGTGAGCGAGACTACCCGCAAGCTGGCCAAGGACAAGCCGCAGGATCTGGTCGAGTTCGTCCACGCCATCTACCCGCGCACCACCCACATGGTCGGTGCCCGCCTGGCCAAGAACATGCCGATCGCCAGCTGCAAGGTCGAGGTGGTAGCCAAGAAGTTGGTAAGCGAGTCGGGCTACCACGAGATGCCGGTGGTAGTCCCGCGCTGGATGATGATTCCGGACAGCGTGTATGCCACCGGGCCGGTGGCCGAGGCCCTTCCCGATGCGCGCATGCTCAACGAGATGGTACGCATGGACATGGCCGCGGCTGACCTGGCTATCGCTGGCATGTGGATCGCCGAAGATGATGGGGTGCTCAACCCTCGCACCGTGAAGGTCGGCCCGCGCAAGATCATCGTGGCCAACTCGGTCGACAGCATGAAGCCACTGCAGAGCGGATCGAACTTCAACTACAGCGATAGCCGCATCGTTCGCCTGCAGATGGCCATCCGCAAGGTGATGATGGCCGACCAACTGCGCGACCAGAACGGCCCAGCAATGACCGCAACCGAGGTGCACGCCCGGGTCAGCCTGATCCGTCAGCTGCTGGGCCCGGTCTATGGCCGCCTGCAGACCGAGTACCTGCAACCACTGATCGAGCGCTGCTTCGGCATCGCCATGCGCGCCGGGATCTTGGGTCAGCCGCCAGAGTCGCTGGCCGGTCGCCCGTACACCGTCCGCTACCTGTCGCCGCTGGCCAGGGCGCAGAAGCTGGAAGAGGTCACCGCAATCGACCAGTACGTCGCCGGGTGCGCCATGGCTGCCAAGGCCCAGGCCGAAGCCGGTGGCCAGCCTGACGCCATGGACAACGTCGATTTCGATGCCGCAGCACGGTTCCGTGGTGAAGCCCTGGGCGTTCCGTCCGAGGTCATGCGCAGCAAGGCTGACGTTCAGCGGGTGCGTGACGAGCGGGCGCAGGCAATGCAGGCAGCGCAGGAGCAGCAGCAAGAGCAGGCCATGCAGCAGATGGTTGGCCAGGCCGCACTTAAACAAGCACCGGGGGCAGCAGCGTGACTCAGTACACATCCGAGCAACTGGACGACATGTTCAAGCGCGTCTTCGAGCAGCACGCCGAGGGCGTGATTGTGCTTGATCAACTGGTACAGAAGTTCAGCAAGAACGCAGTAACCGTGGGCGGCATTGACGCTGTCCTGCGCACCTACCTGCAGGCCGGGCACCGCGAGGTGCTCGACCACATACTGCGCCGCATCAACCGCGCCAATGGCGTGCAAGACCAACCCGAAGAGGAATAACGATGAACCTGTTCATCCATGGCCGTCTCGGCCACTTCCTGTGCAACGAAGCAGGCGATGGCGGCGACCCGGGCGGCGGCGCTGCACCACCAGCGGCCTCTGTCATGGCAGGCGGCGCCAATACCGACTGGCTCCCCGAGAAGTACCGCACCAACAAGGAGGACGGCAGCCTTGATCTTGAAGCATCGTCGCGGAAGATTGCCGAGGGCTACAAGCAGCTGGAGACGCGCCTGGGCACTGGCGATGCACCACCCAAGGACGCCGGCGAGTACAGCGTCAAGCTTGAAGGCGTCGAGGGCTTCAACTGGGAAGAGTTCAAGGCCGACGAGAACACTCAGTCGTTCCTCAAGGGGGCCCATGCCAAGGGCATGACCAACGCCCAGGTCGAGTATGTGATCGGCGAGTACTTGAAGGCGGCGCCTGGCTTGGTCGAAGGCGGCGTGCAGCTCAGCCAGCAGGACTGCACCACCGCGCTCAAGGCGGTATGGCCTGATGACCAAACCTACAAGTCAGGAGTGCAGGCCTCGTATCGCGCCGCCGAGTCGTTCGCGAGCCCCGAGGGTCAGCCCGGCAACTTCCAGGCGCTGATGGCGAAGTATGGCAACGACCCTGACTTCATCGCATTCACCGCCAACATCGGCAAGGAGCTGGCCGAAGACACGCTGATCAGTCAGGGCGTGGTGAGCGAACAGGACTTCAACGTCAAGACTGCTGAGCTTCGCCAGCAGTTGCAGGACCTCCCGGCGCACGATCCCAAGCGTGCCCAAATCCAAGGCCAGCTCGATCAGTTGTACGCAGCCAAGTACAACAAGCCAGCCTCCCGCACCTTTGGCGCGTAAGCGCTCCAGCCAAATAGTCGGGAAACCGACACCCCGCAACTCCGACCATCACAGGCATCCCGGTAGCAATACCGGGCCGGCCTGCGGTGGCGCGCAGATACCCGGAACGCCCCAGGCGCAGCAATGCCGATGCACGCCAGGAATCCCGGCCCGCCCAGCGGACACCCGGCAAGGCAATCCCGAATCCGCATTGGAGTGCATCGTATGTCCCAGCAAATCACCGAAGCGTTCGTGCAGCAGTTCGCTGACAACTTCAAGCACGTCGCGCAGCAGAAAATGTCCCGCTTCGAAGGGGCGGTGACCATCGAGCCCAACATCGTGGGCATGTCCAAGTCCGTGAACCGCCTCGGCCAGCGCACCGCGCAACGCCGCACCCAGCGCCACGGCGACACGCCGATCAATGACCAACCGCACAGCACCCGGTTCGTGGACCTCTACGACTGGGAAGACGGCGACATGGTCGACGACCAGGACAAGATCCGCATGCTGGTTGACCCCACCTCGGACTACGTCCAGGCCATGGTTTCTGGCATGAACCGCGCCAAGGACGACGTCATTATCTCGGCCTTCGGTGGTCCCGCTCGCTCGAGCGCTACCGGCAGCGTGATCCTTCCTGCTTCGCAGAAGATCGCCGTGGGTGGTACCGGCCTGACCAAGGCCAAGATCATCCAGGCCAAGAAGATCTTCCGCCTGAACGAGGCTGACGAGGAAGCCGGCGAAGAACTGTACATGGCCTACCACGCCAACGCCCTGGTGGACATTCTGGCTGACACCACCCTGACCAGCGCGGACTTCATGAGCGTGAAGATGCTCCAGGAAGGCACGCTCAAGGGCACCTGGATGGGCTTCCGCTGGATTCCTTCTGAGCGCCTGCCGAAGACCGGGAGCACCCGATTCTGCTACGCCTGGACCAAGTCTGGCGTGGTGCTTGGCAAGGGCAAGGACATTACCACCGAGGTGGGCAAGGATCCTGGCAAGGGCTTCAACGTCCGGATCTACGCCAAGCAGAGCCTGGGCGCTGTCCGCGTGGAAGAAGAGAAGGTCGTCGAGATCGCTGCGAACGACCCGTAAGGGTCTTCGCTGTTCTCGTCCTCAACCCCATTCAGGAGTAACACCATGGCAAACGGCAACGGTTCTCTGGCGGCGGCCCGCACGGCTTACCCGCAGACCCTCACCAAACCCAACCTGCAGGGCGGCGACATTCAAGTGTTCGTCAGCACCTACACCGTGCCCGCATCTGGCGGCCCAGGCATCGGCGAATACATCTCGTGGGGCTTCCTGCCCTTCGGTGCGCGCCTGATGCCAACCACCAAGATCTACTGCAACGCAGGCGCGGCTTCTTCCACCCTCAACCTGGGCGACCCGGTGGTCCCGGCACGGTATCTGGCTGCCACCTCTGTAGCCACCGCAGGCAGCGCCACCGCCGAGGCGCAGTTCGCCAACGGCGCGCTGTTCGACGTGGCGGTTGTGGCTCCCGGCCAGGCAACCGACCAAAGCGAGCTGCGTTCGGTAGTGGCTGGTGCAGCCCTGCAGGCCGGCCAGGTCATCACCCTGGTTGCGCAGTACGCCCAGCAGAACTGATCAGGGCTGACATGGACGTCGTTTCACTTGCCGGGGCCTAGCGCCCCGGTCTTTTTTTCCGGAGACACAAGGCATGGCAATGGCAACCGGTGTTTCGATCTGCTCCAACGCGCTCTTGATGCTGGGTGCTCAGACCATCAACGACTTCCAGGACTCGCAGAACCTGGACCGCGCCAAGCTGTGCGCGAACCTCTATCCCTCCCAGCGTGACAGCATCCTGCGCGCCCATCCCTGGAACTGCTGCATAAAGCGCGTGGTTCTGGCGCCGTTGGCAGAAGCTCCGCCCTTCGGCTACTCCAGCGCGTTCGAGCTGCCCGCCGATTGCCTGCGTGTGCTGGAGGTCGGCACGGGGGGCTGCCAGATCGACTACCTGGTTGAGCGGCGGACCATCCAGGCCGACACCATGGTGCTTGAACTGCGCTATGTGTTCCGCAACGAGGTGGAGGCGACGTGGGATTCGCACCTGGTTGACCTCATGACTGCTGCCATGGCCGCCGTTCTGGCTTACCCGGTGACTCAGTCCACATCGGAGCGCGACAGCCGCGAGCAGAAGCTGGCGCAACTGTTCCGCCAGGCCAAGGCAGCCGATGGTCAAGAAGACCCACCGCAGACCCTGGGCAATGAGCACCTGCTGGCCTCGCGCTTCGGCAATGGCTGGGGGATTTTCTGATGGCGCGCCTGACGCTCAACCAGACCAACTTCACCGCGGGCGAACTGTCGCCCCGGATGCTTGGCCGAACCGATATTGCCCGGTACCAGAACGGCGCCGAGATCATGGAGAACTGCTGGCCTGTTGTGCACGGTGGTGGAGTTCGCCGCTACGGCACGCTGCACTGCAGCCCATGTAAGTACCCGGACCGGAAGACGATCCTGATCCCGTATGTGTTCAACACGCTGCAGGCGTACATGATCGAGTTCGGTGACCTGTATGTGCGGATTCACTTCCCCGACGGCAGCTACTCCGGGGTTGAACTGGTGAGCCCATACGGCCAGACCCTGCTGGGGCAGCTCGAGTATGTCCAGGGTGCCGACACCATGTTCGTCTTCCACAACGGCGTGGAGATCAACCGTCTGCGCCGGATCACGAACACCGAGTGGAGCCTGGCCCCTGCGCCCTTTGTCACCAAGCCGTTCGCAGAGCGCGGCATCGATGTTGCCACCGCCATGACCCTGAGCGACCCGTCGGTAGGTGTGGGCCGCACGCTTACGTCGGCAGCTGTGATCTTCCTGGCCTCTGACGTTGGGCGCGAAGTCTGGTCCGGCTCTGGCGTGGCCAAGATCACCGCCGTGACAAGCTCGACCGTGGCCACCGTCGAAGTGCTGAACGCTTTCCCATCCGCAACCCGCCCTAGCTGGTCGCTCAAGGGCAGCCCGCAGGCAGCCAATACCTTGGGCGCTGCAACACCGGTCGGGGCGATCGTGACCATGACGCTGGCAACTGACGGCTGGCGCGCGGCTGACGTGGGCAAGTTCGTCAAGATCAACGGCGGCCTGCTGGAGATCACCACCTACACCAGCCCGACCGTTGTGTCGGGTGTGATCCGTTCTGCGCCCACGTCTGCCACGGCATCGCCTGCCAACGCATGGTCGCTTGAGGCCAGCGTATGGAATCCCGTGGATGGATACCCTGGTACCGGCACGCTGTTCGAGCAGCGTTTGCATGTTGGTGGGTCGCCGAACTTCCCGCAGACCATATGGGCTTCCAAGACCGGTGAGTCGCTGAACTTCGAACTGGGCACCAAGGATGACGACGCCACCTCGTTCACCGTGTCGTCGGATCAGATCAACCCGATCCTGCACCTGTCGCAGGTCAAGACCCTGGTTGCGCTGACCTACGGCGGCGAGTTCACCATCACGGGCGGCATCGAGAAGCCGATCACCCCCACAAACATCCAGGTGAAGAATCAGTCGGTCTATGGCTGCAACCGCGTGCGCCCGATCCGCATCGGCAACGAGCTGTACTTCGTCCAGCGCGCCGGCCGCAAGCTGCGCGCCATGGCCTACAAGTACGACTCGGATGCCTACGGCTCGCCAGATATGTCCGTGCTGTCCGAGCACGCGACCAAGTCCGGGGTGGTGTCCATGGCCTACCAGCAGGAGCCGGAGAGCATCCTTTTCGCCGCTCGGTCTGATGGCGTGCTCGCCACCATGACAGTGGATCGTGACCAGGATGTTGTCGGCTGGGCCAGGCAGATCACTGATGGCGCCTTTGAATCGGTGGCAGCGATCCCTGTCGAGGGTGGTGATCAGGTGTGGGCCGTTGTGCGCCGAACCATCAATGGCCAGAACGTGCGGCACATCGAGCGCTTCGTTGAGGGCTGCCAGGTCGATGACGGCATATTCGCCAGCAGTGAGGCAGGCCAGGCGACCTGGGGCGGCCTTGGGCACCTGGAAGGCAAGACCCTTGATATCGTCGCTGACGGCGTTGTCATGCAGCAACAGACTGTGGTCGGTGGCCAGATCACCTTGCCGCGCACGGCCAATAACATTCAGGCGGGTCTTCACTTCTCCAGCAGGATCAAGACCTTGACCCCGGAAGTCATGGGCGGCGCTGGAAGCGCTCAGGGCAACAGCATGCGAATTGGCGAGGTGACCATCCGCTTCCTTGAGACCACCGGCTGCAAGCTTAAGGGGCAAGGCGTAGAGCAGACCATCAGCTTCCGCAACCTTGGGGAGGATGTGCTTGACCAGGCCCCACCGCTGTTCACTGGTGAAAAGCGCCTCGAGAACCTCAGCTGGGACCGTGGTAGCGCCCAGCTGGAGATCATCCAAGACCAGCCGCTGCCATTCCACGTGCTCTGCGTCATCAAGAAGATGACCATCAACGACTGAGGGCTCCCCATGATCCGTCCAGCAACACACGCTGACATTCCCCGGTTGGTTGAGCTGGGGACTTTGCTGCATGACACCAGCACGTACGCCGCCACCTCGTTCAATCCGGACAAGGTGGCGCACTTCCTTGGGCAACTGATCGATGGCTATGGGGTGGTGTTCGCCGCCGAGGTCAGCGGTGAGGTGGTTGGAGGGTTCGCTGGCGCTGTGACCGAGCAGTGGTTCAGCGACGACCTGCTGGCTTACGACTACTCGCTGTTCATCGAGCCCGGCAAGCGCCAAGGGGTGATCGCCTTGAAGCTGATCCTGGCGTTCCAGCACTGGGCCAAGGCCAAGGGCGCCAAGCACATCCACATGGGTATCACCACGGGTATCAACACCGATGGCACCACCAGGCTCTACACGCGCCTTGGTTTCAAGTACGTGGGCCCGCTCTTTACGATGGAGGTTGATCATGGGAATTGAAACGGCTGCGCTCGCGGCTATGGCTGCGGCAACCGCCTACTCGACGTACAACACGATTCAGCAGGGTCGGCAGTCTCAGCTCAACGCCAGCGCCCAGTCGGAGCAGGCACAGATCGATGCTGACAACGCTGCAAGCGCTGCCCGAGTGCAGGCCGATCGCATCCGCAAGATGGCCCGCAACCAGGCAGGCGAGGCAAACGCCGCGCTGGCAGCATCCGGCGTCGAGGTGGGCGAGGGCACCGCGCTGAACATCAACGAGCAGATCTACGGCAATGCCGAGGAAGATGCCGTGATGACCATCCTCAATGGAGAGGAACAGCGCAAGCGCGGCTACGTCGACGCCAGCAACATGCGGCTCTACGGCAGCCAGCAGAAGTCGGCGGCCAACTCACAGGCCGTCGGCAACGTGCTGCAGGCCGGCGCTTCGTACGGCATGTGGAAGGCCAGCGCCGCGAGTCGCAACGGCAGCGTATCGAAACCAGGGGGAGCAGGCTGATGGCAACCATCCCGATTGGCCCAGCAGTGGCCCGCGTTCTGCCCGAAGCCCAGCAGAACCGCGTTATCACCATGGACCCAAGCCTGCAGTCCCGCGGGGCACAGCAGGTCGCCGACACAGTCCAGCGCACAGCGCTGGGCGTTCTCGATCAGCGGCAAAAGGAAGACCAGGCGCTCGCCCGGGTGAAGGCCAGCAACGCCTTGTTCGAGCGCGAGACGCAGATTAGCACCATCAACAGTGATTTGGCTGAGCAGGTGCGACTGGGCACCTTGAGCCACGACAAGCTGGAGGAAGCCTACCAGGGCGCGGTGGCGAAGCTGGAGCCGCTGCAGGTGACTGGGCTGTCCGAAGCTGAGATGGAAGGCGTGGGCCTGGCCCAGCAGCGGCTGCAGCTGGCCGGTCAGGAAGGGGTGCGCAAGCTGGCCATCGGCGCCCGTGCTGATTCCGCCAAGGCCGACATGGCCACCCGGCTGGACATGCTTGGCAAAGAAGCCGCCATGCCTGGCGCCGATATCGGCAAGCTGAACGCCCGCCTGGATGGCGAAGACGTGGACATGGCTGGGCGTCTGGCGTACGGCGAGATGTGGGCAGCCAAGAAGCAGGAGGCCAAGGACGCGAACTGGACAACCCAGGCCACTCAGCGCGTGGTTCAGGCCCGCGATGGCCTGGGCAGCCTGCAACAGATCGAGCACGACCTCACCGCTGCCGATGGCTTCTACGCCAACAAGCTCGATCCGGAGAAGCGCAACCAGTTGCTGAACACCGTCACTGGCAGGATCTACCAGGTGAAAGAGCATCAGCAGCGCCAGGCCGAAATGCGCGAGATGAAGGCCGAGCGCGTACTGGCGCAGATGGACAGGCAGGCGGCCACTGGCATTCCGCCGACCGTGGCAGACCAGCAGCGCTGGCGTTCTGCGCTTTCCGGAACATCCATGGCGGGGGAGTACAACACCCGCGTGCAGGAAATGAACGAGTCTCAGGCATTACTGCGCAAGCCGATGCTCGAGCAGCAGCAGTACCTGGACAGCAAGCGCCGCCAGATCGCCGAGACTGGCGGCTCTGTCGCACAGATCAGCAACCTGAACCGTCTGCAGACCGCCGTCGACAAAAACCTCAAGATGATGCGCGACGACCCGTTGACCTTCAACGCGATGCGCACCGGGCAAGACGTGCCGCCGCTGGATATCAGCGGCATCGGCACTCCGGAAGGCCAGGCCAAGCTGGCCGAACAGTTGGGCCAGCGTTACGACGTGGTGAACTCGATGCGCAAGGCCTACGGCCCTGAGGTCGCGCGCAGTCCGTGGAAGCCCGGCGAGCAGGCGATGTTGACCGCGGTACTGGCACAGGCTGACGACGCTACCAAGCTGCAGGTGTTCGGCACGCTGGCCGCTGCTGCGCCAACTGGCGCCGATTACGCGGCGGCCATCAAGCCGCTGGCGGCTGACCAGCCGATCACCGTGCTTGCTGGCATGGCCAAGTTCAAGGACCTGAAAGGCGCTGACGGCACCGACGTGCCCAAGATGCTGCTGCAGGGCCAGAAGATCCTGGCCGACAAGTCCGTGCCGATGCCCAAGGAAGAGAAGATGCGCGCAGCGTTCGATGCCCATGTGGGAACGGCGCTGATGCCGGGCACCACGCAGCGAGAGCAGGCGTATCAAGGCTTCAAGGCGCTGTACGCAAGCACAGCGGTATCGACCGGAAAATCGTATGAGCAGGGCGATGACCCGGACCGCAAGACCACTGAGAAGGCTGTCGAGCTCGTTACCGGTGGCATCACCGAGCGCGCCGGGCAGAAGGTCGTCAAGCCCTACGGAATGTCCGACAAGCTGTTCGACAAGGTGGTCGATATCGAGCTGGAAGGCTTGGCCAAGCGCACCGAGTTTCCACTGGGCCAGCTCGAAGACATGCCGCTTTCGCCAGTGCCTGGGAAAGACGGGCTGTACTACCTGCTGAACGCTGGCCGCATCCAGGTTGACCCCAAGACCAACGAACCGATGATTGTGAGGGCAAAATGAGCTGGCTCGACGGAATGGTTGATGAAGGTGAGGTAGCCAGCCAGGACCAGCGCCTGGACCGGACAACAGAGAAGCTTTCTCCGGGCGCCTTCACTGGCGCCCTTGGTGCATTCGGCACTGGCCTTGTTCGCGGTGGCATCGAGGCTGCACGTACCGTGCAGACCGCGGCACTGCAACTGGGGAGCGCCGCTATCGAGTCCGACCTGTCGATCGGTGCATCGTACTTCCCCGAGTTCGAGGAAGGGCAGACCCAGGCCCAGCGCGAGTTCGGCGAGGAAGAGGCCAGCAGGATCGGGCGTGAGACTGCCGAATCGGTGATGCACCTGCGCCCTGATCCCACTGAGGTCGGTGTTGTCGGGCAGATCCTGGGTGAAGCTGCAGCCGTGTTGCCGCGTACTGTGGTTGGCGCTGTATCCGCTGGCCCTCTCGGCGCTGCCGTTGCTGCTGGTGCGCCTGCCGGCTATTCCAGCAAGCGTGTGGCTATGGCGGAAGGGATCGACGAAGACACCGCCACGCTCAAGGGGCTGATCGACGCCGGGACCATGGGGGTAGGTGCTGTGCTTCCAGCCGCTCGCTTCGTTGGCCCGGTTCTTGGAGATGCTGCCATTGCCGTGGGCGCGAACGTTGGGCTTGGCATGGCCGGTCGCGGCGCTACTGCTGCTGTGCTGGAGCGTGGCGGCTACACCGCCCAGGCCGCGCAGTATCGCGTCATGGACGGGACAGCCCTTGCCACCGATGCAATCCTGGGAGCGGCGTTCTTCGGCATCGGCCGTATCGGCATGCGCCGCCCAACCACCGAGCAGGTGGATGCAGCGCTCACCGAGCGCACAACCCAGCACTTCGACGTGGACACCGCTCCAGGCGCGCCAGTTGATCCGCGTTCGGCCATGTCCCACCAGGAGGCGCTGCGCACTGCCATCGGCCAGCTGAGCCGCGGCGAGCCGGTGGCCGTACCGGACAGCATTCATAGTGCTGAATTCCTGCGCGGCACCGAGACGCCAACGCCGCGAGCACCGACCCGTGAGGCTGCCATTGCCACGGCTCGTGCTGAGCTGGAGCCGACCCTGCGTGCCGAACTGGAGCAGGACCTGCCGGGCGTGCTGCCCAATGTGGCCGACGTGCGCGCTGACCTGGCCGGTGTGCAGCGCACGCTGGATGGGCTGGACGATACGTTCCGCGAGCGAGCCAAGCAGGCCCAGGGCGAGGGGATGAGCCGCAAGCAGGCCGAGACGGCCGCGCGCCAAGCCATCGAGCAGGAGCGCCAGCAGCTTACCGAGCGCGTCACGGCCCTGGAGGATGCCTTGCAGGGCAACCGTACTGCCGAACTATCCCGTGGCGAGCTGGCAGCCCTGGCCCGTGGTGAAACACCAGAGCGCCTGCAGCCGCGCATTGAGGCTCGCGCCGACGAAATCATGCAGGGGTTCGAGCCTAAGCCGCTGGCTGCCGGTGTGGCTCAGGGGAATGAACGCTTGAATTTGGCAGCCGCTGCCCGTGCTGAGATTGCCCGCCTGGTTGCCGAGCAGGATGCACTGGCGCCACGTGCTGAGCCGACTGGGTTGGATATCGGTTCACCCAAGGCCGTTACAAAATCTGCTGATGGCGTAACAGAACAGGCCGGGAACACGACAAAACAGGCTGAAAGCGTTACATCCGGGGCAAAACCTTTGACACCAGAGCGCGATCCCGCCGATATGGCCGGACCCAGCCAGGCCGATTCCGACCCAACCATTCAACTCGCCGACGAGATCATGACCCGGGTGGATGATATGCGGCTGCCGACTGGCGCCCTGGACGAAGAGGGCCGCCCCGTGACCGTCTCCGCTCGCGAGCTGCTGGCCCAGGCCGACGACTATATCAAGGCCGCCCAGCAGGATGCCCGTGGGTTCGCCGCTGCTGCCGCTTGCTTCCTGCAGCGAGGCCTCTAAACGTCGGGAAACCGACTTTCCTCAAGCCATAGGCTTGCTCCATCCCCACAGGAGCAAGCCCATGCGTCCCGAATGTATCCAGGCCGTCACGCAGGCGATTGGCCGTTCCCTCTCCCAGCAAGAAATCAAAGGCATAGAGAACCGCGTTCGCCAGAACATGAAGCAACTGGCGCAGACTGACCCACAGTGGCAGTCCAAGTCCGCTGCCGATCGGCTGACCGAGGCGGCCCAGAAGTCGGCCAAGGACTTGGTGGCCGAAGCCGACCTCAAGAAGAAGCGCGTTGCGCTCACCATCCTGGCCCACGACCGCATCGCGAGCTACATGGCTCGCTTCCCCGACCAGCCATTGGAAGGCCTGGACCGCATGCTGGCGTTCACCAGCGACGGCAAGAGCGGCATCCAGTCGATCGAGTCGTCTACCCGCGCCATTCGCGACGAAGCCCTGAGCCGCATGCTAGACGTAATCGACGTGACCAAAGGCAAGTTCATGGGGCTGTTCCAGGACAAGGAAGGCAACCTTGCGCTAGTGCGCGAGCTGCACGGCGAGGACTCCGGCGACGCCGCGGCCAAGGCTGCGGCCAAGTCGTTCCAAGACGTGACCGAATCGCTGCGCCTGCGCTTCAACCGGGCGGGCGGCGACGTGGGCAAGCTGAACGACTGGGCCATGCCTCGGGATCACTCGCAGGTGAAGGTGGCCCGCGACCGAGATCAGTGGGTCAGCGACCACGTGAAATGGGCGAACCGTGGCAAGTACATGAACGAAGACGGCTCCCCCATGAATGACCAGCAACTGACGGAGTTCTTGGGGCATGCCTGGGAAACGCTGGCAACCGGTGGCTTGAACAAGCTGCAGCCCGGCGCCGTGGCCGGTAACGGCATGCGCGCCAACCGTGGCAGCGAGTCGCGCCAGATCCACTACAAGGACGCCGAGAGCTTCATTGCCGCCCAGCAGGCCTATGGCGAGCGCAACATGCTTGAGCTGCTGATCGGCCATATCGACCGCGCCGCCCGTGACATTTCGTTGGTCGAAGCCCTGGGCCCCAATCCCAACCACCAAATGCGCTACTGGCTTGAGGAAGGCCAGAAGCAGCAGATGGACAAGGCCCTGCTCATCAAGGGAAAGAAGGGGGAGAAGGCCCGCGATAAGGTGGAGAAGCAGCGAAAGTGGATCGAGAACCTGTATGAGGAAGTGGCCGGCACCCGCGAGCCACCAGCCTCGGCAGCCATCGCCAACGGCTTCGACACCTACCGAGCCCTGAACGTGGCCAGCCGCCTGGGCTCTGCGGTGCTGACCTCGGTCACCGACCAGGGCACCTTGGGCCTTACCGCATCCATGAACGGCATGCCCGTCATGCAGGTATTCGCCAACGAAGCCAGGATGCTGAACCCGGCCAATGCCGCCGACCGCAGGCTCGCTATGCGCGCCGGCCTCGGGCTCAACCAGATGATCGGTAGCCTGAACCGCTGGGGCGCCGATGGCCTGGGCACCAGTGAGGCAATCTCGGGTCGCATTGCCAAGTTCTCGCAGACCGCCGCCAGCAAGGTGATGCAGGTCTCTGGCATGAACGCCTTGACTGCCGGATCGCAGCGGGCTTTCGGCGCCACCATGATGGACACCATCGGAAGCATGACGCGCCGCTTCCAAGACTTCGCCAGCATGGATCCCGCCGACGCCAAGCGGTTGCAGGCCATGGGCGTAAGTGATGCTGACTGGGCTGTATGGCGCTTGGCGCAACCCGAAGACTGGCGCGGGGTTGGCGATGAGGTGCTCACGGCAGGAAGCATCTACCGCATCCCCGAAGCCCAGCTGACTGCGTTGGCCCAGCAATTCAAGACCACGCCCAAGCGTCTCAAGGACCAGGCAGCCACCAAGCTGCTTGGCTCCGTGCTGGACGAAACGAACATGGCGATCATCGAGCCAGGCGCCCGTGAACGGGCCTTCATGCTTGGCCGCTGGGAGCGGGGTGACGTCGGCGGAGAGTTGATGCGCAGCTTCTGGCAGTTCAAGTCCTTCTCGATCGCCATGATGATGCGGCACTTCCGGCGAGCCATGGCCCAAGAAACTGGCTGGGGCAGGGCTGGCTATATGACCGCCTTGATGGCCAGCACCACCGTCTTGGGCGGCATGGCCATTCAGCTTGGTGAAATCGCTGCAGGGCGAGACCCCAAGAACATGCTGGATGATGGTTTGCTTGGCGTCCCCGGCCTGCGCTTCGGCGCCGCAGCGTTCCTCAAGGGTGGCTCGCTGGGCCTGTACGGTGACTTCCTGTTCAGCGACCAGACCCAAGGCGGGCAGTCGGGCCTGGCTGCCATTGGCGGCCCCATCGCAGGCGATATCGAATCCATCTTCAAGCTCAAGGGCACTGCCGCTGACGGAAACGTCGATAGCACCGGGGGCAACCTGGTGCGCCTGCTCAAGAGCCACACGCCTGGCGCGAACCTCTGGTACACGAAGGCCGCCACCGACCACATGATCTTTCACCAGATGCAGGAGTACTTCTCGCCTGGCTACCTGCGCAAGATGCGCCAGCGCGCGCGCAAGGACTTCGGGCAGGAGTTCTGGTGGGAGCCGGGCGAGACGTTGCCAGATCGCGCCCCGTCGCTGGGCGCCGCTGTAGGGAGGGACTGATATGCGTGACGACCAGATTGTGCGCCTGCAGGCGCTGACCGAGCGCCTGGGCGAGGTGGTGATCACCGAGGTTGATCCGCACCAGTGGCCTGGTGCTGACAAGGCCCCTGGCGAGCTGACCCAGCAGGAGCGGGGCGACAGGTACTGGTGCAAGAAGAACGCCGCCGCAACCATGACGCTGCTGCTCAAGGTGGTGAACATCGCCGGTATCCTCAACCGGCAGAAGCCAGCACTAGAGGCTGGCGCAAAGATTGACGAACTCGACGGCGAGATTGCGGCGGCTGAGCGCGAAGCCCTGGCCATCATCGAGCGGATGCAGCGCAGCAATGCCCAATGAGCCGGAGAAGAAAGTAAGCCTGCTGGTCTTCTTCCTGATTTGGTCAAAGCGGATGCGGTGGGAGGTGCCGGACATTCACGTCAGGGCACTGATATGGCTGGAGGCCAAAGGGTCTCTGGCCGTTTTGCGTTGCTTCCGGGGCTTCGGCAAGTCCACCATCCTGGCGATCTACAACGCCTGGCGGTACTACCGGAACCCAACGTTTCGCATCCTGCACCAGTCCGAGGCCGACGGCACGGCCTACAAGACCAGCCGCGACACGCAAAACGTCATTCGCAACCACCCGCTTACCCGCCACCTGCTGCCGCCCAACCAGGGCACAGTCGAGCAGTGGTGGGTTGAGGGCGCCGCCGACTTCCGGAACGCCTCGATGTTCGCCAAGGGCATCTTGTCGAACGTCACCTCGGCCCGTGCTGACGAATGCCAGAACGATGACGTGGAGGTGCCACGCAACATCCAGACGCCCGAGGCGCGGGAGAAGCTTCGGTACCGGCTGGGCGAGCAGACACACATTCTGGTGCCGGGCGGCAGCAAGCTATTCATCGGCACACCCCACACCCACGACAGCCTGTACGACGAGCTGGAGGCGATGGGCGCGGATTGCCTGACCATCCGCATGTTCGCCGACGAGCATCGCATCGAGCTGGCCAAGGACACGACCTATGCCGTGCCGTTCAGGCCCGAGGTGGTGTTCTCCGGCATCGGCAAGCTGGCGCGTGTGCTGGTGGAGGACAAGGACTACCGCTACGCTGACGGCACCCTGGAGTTCCTGGAAGCCCCTGGAACCCTGATTGACTGCTACGCCGGCAGCGCCTGGCCCAACCGATTCGACATGGTGGAGCTGGAGAAGCGCCGCCGCGAGACCCGGACAATCAACGAATGGGACAGCCAGTACCAGTTGCACAGCAAGCCAGTGACCGAGGTTCGTCTCGACCCGGCGCGCATGATCCCGTACGACCTTGAGCCGGAGATTCGCTACGCAAACGGCGAATGCGCCATGTACCTGGGCAACATCCAGATTGTCGGCGCTGCCGCCTACTGGGATTGCTCACTGGGCAAGATCAAGTCCGATGCGTCGGCGTTCTCGCTGATCCTCACCGACGCGCGCGGCCAGCTGTACTGGCAGGTGTGCAAGGCCCTTGAGGGTGAGATCGCCACCTTCGACGAAGCAACCAGCAGGATTACAGGTGGCCAGGTCCAGCAAGTTCGCGACCTGGTGATCAAGTACCAGATTCCGCGCGTTGTGGTGGAGACAAACGGCCCGGGCGGCTTCGTGCCCACCATCCTGCGCCAAGCGCTCAAGGGCACCGGCTGTGGGGTAGGGGAAGAGCACAGCAGCACCAACAAGCAGAAGCGCATTCTCGACGCACTGGAGTCCCCCCTTTCTGCCCGCTTCCTGTGGGCTCACGTCTCTGTGCTGCGCGGTCCGCTGTGGGACCAGATGCGCGACTTCAACCCAGCGCTCACCGACCAGGACGATGACTTCATCGACTCCGGTGCCGGCGCAATCGCCCAAACCCCTGTGCGCATTGGCCGGATAGTCGGGAAACCGACAGAAGCCCGGCAGGACCATTGGCGCACCAACGCGGGCGTGCACGAGGTGCAAGTCGACTACTAGCCCGCCAGTACCAGGGGGCGACCATGGCAGTTCCAGCAGGACCAACAGAGCAGCGATACGTCGGCAACGGCGTGAGCACAATCTTCACCGTACCCTTCCTGGTGATTCAGGCGTCTGACCTTGCGGTCTACGTTGATGGGGTAGAGCTCACCTCGGGTTACACCCAGTCCGGGGTGGAAAACCCAACCAGCAGCGTTATCTTCACCACTGCTCCGCCCCTGAATGCGCAGATCCTGTTCACGCTTGAGGTCCCTTTCGAGCGACTGAACGACTACCAGGAGAATGGTGACTTCCTTGCCAATACCGTTAACAACGACTTTGACCGTATCTGGCAAGCCTTGAAGCAGCTGATGCGCTACACGAATCGATCTTTGCGCCTCGGTGCTTCGGATGTGGATGGTGCAGGCTTTTATCGAGGTAAAGGCAATGGCATCGTCAACATTGCTTCGTCGCAGCGGGTGGATACTTCGGTTCCAAACTGGAAGGACGTTGCTGATTTTGTCGCAGAGATTTTGGCAACTGGGCAAGGTCCAATAAACAACGCGGCAAACGTTCTGTATATGGGGCCTGACAGCCTGCCATATACGGTCCAAGATTTGTCTAGTCCCACGAATGCTGCAAAAGGCGCGGCACTTGTTGGTTGGAAACGATCGCCATTGCGCAGCTCGATTATCTCGGCTGGGCAGATGTTGAATGCTCAGGCTATATCGGTTTGGGAGTTTGCAAATCTGATTACCGTGAAGCCCGACGCGAACGATCCAGACACGTGGGACTGGACGCCAGCATTTCAGGCCGCATTCAACCTGGCAATTCCGCTGATCGGGACGACTCCAGGGCCTGACTTCGCTCGCATCGCGATCATGATCCCAACCGGGATCTACCACCTGACCTCTGTTGAGGTGGGGTCGAAGATCGATATTTACTGCGCAGGCGGCGTGATCCGTCCGTTCGATGTGGCTGCTACAGCAAACTATGTGATGAAGCTCACCAACTTCAACAGGCTGTACAACCTCACGTTTGACATGGACTACTCAGTGACCTACCGAGAGGCGCTGTGGATTCGTGGGCGACACAACCACCTGTTTGGTTGTTCGTTCTGGAAGGCCAGGAATGCCATGACCTTCGGCGATCCGGTATGGGCGACGACGCCAAGCCTTGGCATGCTGGGTGACAGCGAGAATATCTTGTCTTCCTGCGAAACGGTGTGGTGCGTGACGGCATTCCATTGCTACGGGCAAAACACCATCCTGCACTTCGATGACTGCCTTCTGTATTCGACTATCAACACCTTGCCAGTGGGGGATCCCCGGAAAGCATTTTGGGAAAGCCTCCCGGCCATCGTGGCCTACAACTGGGGATGCCTGGTGTACACCACCGGGGGTTGTGTCGCCAACTTCACGCCGCTGTATCCCGTCTTCAAGTCGGAGCTTCAACCGGTTTCTGGCGATATCGAGTATGTGAACTCGTTCGGTAAATTTTTCATGAACGGCACACACATAGAGACTGGCAATTTACTGGAGGCTGGTGCTGTTGGCGCTTATGTCGCACAGGATGTTTCGTCAAATGTTCTGACGATGCAGGGCTGCAATGGCTACCTCACATCTAACCCGGCGTTCTTCATCAATCTTGGCTCCGACTGCAGGCAGTTCGTCTCTATTGATGGTACGAACCGACTGTATGGGCACGTATCAAATAAGATCATCTATTCGATAGGGGCCCCGTCCTATGTCTCGCCAATTGCTTTTGCCAATCTTCCTACGGACTTCTTTCAGTGTGTTGCTGTGCTTCATCCGCAGGGTTATGACGACTACTGCGCGCTTGATGCGCGTCAATCCTCTCAAGCCTTCTCGACTTCCTTCAGCGTTTTCAAGCCTACCACCCTCAATCCAAGCGATGTTAGGAACGATGGTTTGCTGAACTTGCAAACAGAATGGTTCAACACCGGCACCGGTGTCTTCGTAGCGAAATCTGATATGCGGAATGTGATCGTCAGGGTTTCTCTGTCACTTTCCAGTGGGGTAGCGGCTGACGAGACAGTGTTCCGGGTGATGCTGAACGGCGTTCAAGTGGATCAAGCAATCATCTACGGCGGGTCCCCATCTGCAATCCTCCAGGTCAGGAGAATCCCTAATGGTGGCTCTCTCACGGTTGAAATATCTCAAACCCAAGGTCGTTCAGCGAATGGGTCTGACGCCAATAGGCTCGTAATTTCCGCATCGGTATAGGAGGTTGCATGGACATCAACACGAGCAATATCGGATGGGTCAACGTATACAGCAGCAGCGGTATCCCCGTCGGAACCGGCCTCGAGATTCAGAATAAGAACTCCAACCTGCTGACCGTCCAGGAAAGCGCGACAATTCCTGCTGCTGATGACTTCTCGGGCCGACTGCTGCGCTACTGCGAGGTGGTGGAAGTGTGGCCCGGATCTGTTGGGGTATGGGTGCGTGGGGCCATGAACACCATCCAGATCAACGTCCAGGCGGTGCCGTCATGATCACCTCGCCGAACCACCAGGCACGCCGGGCGATGGCAAGGGCTCAGCAGAGCCCAACCGTGGGGCAGATGAACATGGCCATGGCTCAGGCTGGCGTGACAGCGATCAAGCTCCAAGCGACTTTGGGCGCGGGCGGGGCGGTGACGCTGACATTCCCAGCACCGTACGTTTCTCCGCCGCTGGTAGTGAACAGCAGCCGGTTCGTTGCCAACCGAGGGTACTTCGCTGTGCCTGGCACGGTGACCACCACCACAGTCGAGCTGACCGGCAAGCGCAACAAGGGTACGCTGCTGCTGAGTGATGGACCGAACGAAGCTGCGGCATCCGGCGATGTGATCGAGGTTCTGGTGATCGGTCGCCCGGCCTGACGAGGGACAAACCTGGGACACTGGTTGTCCCAAATAGGCATGAACAGCCAGCACAAGAACTTAAGGCGTAGACCAGGTATTCCGGTGCTTTCAGCCTACAACCACCGATTTCCCTGGGTCTACGACCGGATTGCAAATCCGTCTACGCCGGTTCGATTCCGACCTCGGCCTCCACTCTTCGAAAACCCCGCAGATTAACGTCTGCGGGGTTTTTATTTGTGCGCCGGAAAATCTCGATAGTCCCAAAACTATTTGGGTGCAGTCCCAAAACTTTCCTATTTCGAGGGCTTCGCGATAGCCCCAACACGGCGATAGACACGCTCCGTGATTCCCTCTTTGGAGTGCCCCAGCAGCACGCTTGCCTCGCCCAGATCGTTTATCTCCGAGGCCGCCTTCGGTCGGATATCTCGGAACTGGAACTGGGCGATTCGGTTTGCTAGGTCTGGCTTCTTCTCGACGTCAGCTTTCACCCTGGCGGCCTCCCGGGCGTCCGCCCACCGGTTGCGCAACATCGGCCAGCTCATGCGCTTGCCGTGCTCGTTGATGATGAAGAACGGCGACAGGTGCTCGCTGGTCCTGCGCATAATCCGCTCCAGCAGCAGCCCAAGACTGTTCTTCGCTCCGTCCACCTCCAGGACGATCCTCAGTCGCTTGCCGGTCTTGCCTTGGCTGACCTGCAGGTAGATCCCGTCCATATCGTCCTTTCGCATGGACAGAACGTCCGATGGCCGCTGGCCGGTCAGGTACGCCAGGTCCATCGCATCCTTAAGCTCCTGTGGGGCCTCCTCATATACCGCCTGCCACACCGCTTCGTTGGCATAGAAGTCGCGCGGTTTCTCCTTGTTCTTCCTCACGCCCAGGCACGGGTTGTCCCGGGTGGTGAGCCCCCATTCCCTTGCGGTGTTGAAAACGTGCGAGAGCAGTGCGATTTCCCTGTTCGCTCTAGTTTTGGCCGACCTTGAGTCGCGGTATTGCGCGATCATGGCCGGCGTGATTGCATCGATCGGCGCCGAATCGAACACAGTGCGCAGTTGCTTAAGCTCGTAGATGTTGTCTTTCTGGGTCCTGGCGGCCTTGCCTGGGATGATCTTCAACAGGTACTCGTCGAAGATCCCTTTCATCGTTGTCAGTTCTTTCGGTACCGACTTGGCTTCGAGCTCTGCCCACATCAGCTTGGCCTTCACCAGGTCACTGCCAAGGAAAATGTCCTTGCCCGACTTGTCCCTGTAGTACAGAGCCTCCCACACCTTGCCATTGGCTTTTTGTCTTTTGCGACGATACATGCCTGGTGGCAGGTCGCGATTCTCGGTCTTCCTTGGGCGCATTTCACTTTACTCGGGAAAAATCAGGGGTCCAGGCTGGCGATGGCGGCGGAGCTGCAGCGACCGGCACAGTGTCGATCACCAGACCGCTGAGCTTCTGGCGGGCGTACAGGCGACCAACGAGGGGGCGGCCTCCGCGGCTCTCGACGAAATGCCAGCCTTTTTCTTTCAACCAGCGGCGCTGCCACGCCCGGGGTTTGTAGCCGGTGATCACCACCAGCTCTTCGTCCGAAAGGATCTCGGTTTCCATGGGATGGTCTCCACGCCGCCGGTGGCGGCAGTACGGTAATCAGGCCAGCAGCACTTCGCGCACGACTTCCCAGAGTCGCGCTGCGGGCCATTGATAGCGGTCGAAGTCTGTGTCGGGCTGCACGCCGTAGCGGCAGGTGGAGTGGGCGCCGGCTGGGTATTCGCCGCGCTTCTGCATGATGGTGGCCACTCGGCCGTCACCGCCCGGCTCGGTCCGGTGGTACTCGTAGGCCCTGGTGGTGTACACATCGCCCGCGGCAATGGTGCAGGTCGAGTGGTGCACCATGTTGGCCCTGCCGTCTGGGGTCCACGGTCTACCGCCGCCAGCCTGCCGCGCGCCTTCGTGCAGATAGAGAACGAATTCACCGTCATCCAGGCGGCGCATGTCGTAGCAGTGGTTGATCTGTTTCCCGACCAAAATCCGCGATACGAAGTTGAAGCGGTGGTCGTGGATTGCCGAGTGCTCGAAGCAGCTGCGGCGGGGCAGCTCGGGGTGCCACACATGCAGGCGCTGGTCGCCCTGCAACTGGACCTGTACGAAGCCCAGGCCGTGAAGCGTGATTTTGTCGGTCATAACGTCATCGATGATCATGGCAATAGCTCTCCATGCCCGCGCGTGGCGGGCTTGAGTTGTTGGGGAGGGTTATGCTTCGGTGATCGGCGCGGGGATGGCCTGGGCCTTCCACTCTGGGTCGATCTTCCAGGCGATGCAGGGCGGCTCGGTCTTGCTCTTGTAGCCGCCAAGCCAGTAGTAGCCGCTGTGCTTCGATGTTCCGCAGACGCTGCAGGTGTGCCAGCTACCGAAGCCCCGAGCAGAGAACGGCTGGTACTGGTGGCTGTTCACCGCAGCCCCCTTGCGATCATTTCGCACCACCTGCGGCCAGCGCCTCAGCTTTCAGTGAGGAATACGCCACGCCATCCAGCGCGCTGTCCTCGTGGAACTTGTCAGGGTTTTGCCACTGACGCACATCCTTCAGCACCTGCAGCAGCAGCCAGCCTTCGGCCTCGGTGAGGTCCCGGCCGGTGATAGCGTTGAATGCCTTGACGGTGCGACCCATGCTGCGCTCACCGCCAGGCGCGTCGTACTGCTTCCCGCGCTCGGCCTGCACGTCGATGGCGGCCTGCAGAAATTCGGTGGATTTCTTCACAGCTGATACCTCTCATAAATCCATGCCGCAGGCGCGGCAGCGGGTGTAGGTTCGGGTTGGGTTTCGTGGGGGGAGAGCTGGCGCTCGTTGTTTGTATGGAAATGCTTGAGACATAGCTTCGCCTCGCCGCCATTCGGCGGATTAGTTAATATCGGACGAAATAAGTGAGACCAGGGGAGGTCCACCGGGCAGAAGTCTTGGAAGGCTCAAATCCTTGCTATGCAAAATGGATAAAAGACCATGCCGGATATAGAAAAAAGATATCGTGCTTACAAATTGCTACGGGAGCTTGATTCGCTCACATCAACCACCATGAATCAGGTAGCTTACGGGCGCTTGGGAGGGCCGGAATGGCAAGCTGCATGCGACGCGCAGCGTGCTGCGTTCAACGCTTGGATCGAATTTGCTGATTCGCTTACAGCTGAAACGAAAGTGCAGAAGCGCTCTTCTTAGCCCCAATAAAGTTATACAAAAGAGATACATTTGTATAACTTTATACCGGCTGTCGATTCGTAAGAGATTGCTGATCTAAGTCACTTGTAGCTTTTTTTTGTGCGATTTATTTTGACCCTCTAATGGATGAAAGCTAAGAAGTTAAGGAGGGTCACATGCGAGTTCGTGGAAATGTGTTCTGGGATTGGGCAGATCCAGCGCTTCACCACCGTACTCATGACGAAACACTCGACGATGGAACGCATATTGATGTCCAGGTGAGGCTTTCACGCACAGGGCAAACACAAATGTTCATCGGCGTTTATGCACCTCAAGGCATGGCGGTGCATGAGGAGGCGTTTGACTCCCGTCCTGGCGAGTCGATGACCCGTGCTATGGCTTGGGGTGTCGGGCGGGCGCGCCGGATTGCTACGGAAGGCTTGCCTGCCGTCACATCCAAAGCGTCTGCTGGGTAGAGCTGTCGTCACCCTGGGGCTGGAACAGGCTCTGACACTGAGCCAGCCCCTACTGGCTGCGATATCGCGGCAGTGAATAGAGGGAGAGAAGTTACTGCGGGATGTAGTAAACATGTGCTCGATGCTAATCCTCCGAATCGTCCGAATTGTTGGAATTCCGCACTGCGCGCCTCGATTTGGTGCCACAATCATGGCATAGGGACATCGGCACGTATCCTCGAGCCAGCCCTTCAGGACACCAGTCCAATGCTAAGCAATGAAGATTTTCGCTACATGTCCCATCGGCACCTACTTGATCTAGATGCTTCTAATTCCAGGCTTAGGCACTTGGTTGGTAAAGGCGAGGTGAGCGGTGTGGACTGGGATGATGCTGTTGGCTGGTATCAGAGTTCATACGACGCTTGGGTCAAATTTTTGAGACAAAGAGATCAGCCTTCCTTGCCAGTGTGATCCGATATCGCAGAGGGACCTGCGATTTTCACCCTTAGCCCGCCTCGGAGTTTTCCGACAACGCAGCCCTGGCAATCGAGCCATCCTCCACAAACCAAGCTTCATGTTCGTGCCAGAGGATGTTCGCGGGCTCGCCGCTCACGCTGTCCCATTCGTTGCCAATGTCTTCAGCGAAGTGGTCCCGGTCGGCGTAGAACTTCAAAGCAGCTCGCAGCCGCTCAGGCTCGCCAGGATCTGCTGGCGCTGGGTGGGTGTAGAGCTTGGCACCGAGCCTTGGCATGCGCCCAGCAGCCCAAGCAATCTCATGCAGACCCTTGCCGAATACCACGACTTCGCCCACCGGCTCGCCCTGGTGCTGGGCTGGCTGGCCGTAGCTCAGCACGCACAAGTGATCCGGCAGGCCATAGTGCTTTTGGACATGGGTGATAGTCCGGCGTAGAACCGTGCCGGTGTAGTCGAGGGCATCATCGATCTCGCGGAGCAGAACCGTGTCGCCCACGGCGAAATTACGATCCGAGCAATCCCGGACCTCGCCGGTCTTGAGGCCGCTGAGCAAGTCAGCCAGCGGGGTCTGTCGAATTTTCAGTTCATGCTCGCGCGGCACGCTGACCATCTCTGTGTTGCTGGATCGGTTTTCTGTGGGCATGGGGATACCTTCGCGGATATGCTGATAGCAGGATTCAAATCACAGGGATACGACATGAGCGCTTTGACGGCGGCGATTCGGCAATATCAATTAGCATATGAGATTGCACTCGATATGCATCGGAGCTGGGAGTTTTCGGAGCCTCCAGAGCTTTATGAAAAATACACTTCCCTGCAGGTCGAGGTGGACAGGCTGTTGACGCTAAATGGCGTTGAACCAAGGGCTTTCGGCAATATCGGTCGTCACCTCTGGTTCATAGAGTTGAGATTGAATCAGGGATTCAAAGATTCATGCTTCAGCGATATCAAGGACATTATCTACAGTGATATGCCCAGTGGGTTCGCCTCGCTATTCGCCTTGGAAGATCAGGCCGTGCGCCTGCACGGGCGCTTGAGGGAGGGCGTCATACCTCTACTGGATGGCGGGCACCATGCGGCCGCGATAAGGCAAGTTTTCCCAATTCTTTCTAGTCATCTTAGGCAAAGATTTTTAGTTGCGCAGAATATAGATGGCGATGAGCTTGTTAATACTATATTCGGCGGTGGATCAGTTCTCACAAATTTGGATGGCCCAAGGAAGACCGCTTACCGCAATTTACTGAGTGGTTTTTACGGCGTTTACCGTAATAACTATGCGCATCATGACGTGCAGCCAACCGTTGCTGAAGTGCACGCTGTCATTGAGCTTGCTAACTCTCTGATATTTGAGGTTGAGCGGGTGGCAATAGATACTGCTCAAGCCAATCAGGCGGGGGATGCCTAGCCCCATCTGGGAATCTAATCAAGCGATCAGGCTGCCTTATGCATTTCAGCATTCCAGTCCATCCAGCCGATAACGGGCATCTTGGTCTTGGGGCTGAGGATCTTTTTGCCCTTTTCGTCGAGCAAGGCGGCCTTGCAGCGAATCTTCAGGTCGCGGTAGGCGCCCGATCGCTTGGCGAGCTCGATGAACTGCTGCGCGTGCTGCGGGGTGTCGTAGAGGACGCTGAGCTGCTTGACTTTCTCGCCGACCATGATTGCCTCGACGTTGCGCTGCACCGCCTCTTCCCACTCGGCCAGGGTAAGGTCCAAGGGGGGGCAGCCAGCTTTCCCGCTGGGCTTGGTGGTCTTGGTTTTCTTCCGGGCATCGGCAAGCGCTGCTGCGGCGGTCATGCCGAACACTGCGAATGTACTCATGGTGATCTCCATGAATGCGCCGCCCTCCGTGGCCGGATGCGGCATGGTGGCAATTTGGTTTAGGATGATTGGTTTAAGGCGGAAAGCTAAGGGTTAGGCGGAAAAGATGGATATACATCAAAGTCTCAAAGCGGCGTTTACAAAGCTAAAGTTAGACTTTAGCTTGATGATGATTACATGTGCTGGAGTTTTTGTTGTTGTTGTAATTAGTGCGTACGTTGTAAATTTTTTTGGTTGGTTTTCTTCAAGTAAAGAAGTGTGGGGGCAGTTTGGTGATTATGTGGGTGGCGTGCTGAATCCTGTACTAAGCTTCATGGCTTTGATTGCTGTTGTGAAAAGCCTAAAATATCAGTCTGAGGAGGTTAAGGAGGCTCGCTCAGAGGCAAGTGCAGCTATCTCGATGCAGAAGGAACAGACGAAAATATTCAAGCAGCAAAGCTTTGAGTCTGTATTTTTTGGTTTGATTGATCTGTACTCTAAAGCGCTAGAAACAATGAGCCTCTATGAAGAACAGAGAGTGTTCACTGGGATTGCTGTGGCGCAGAGGCTTTCTTTTAAATACAACGTTGATAGGATTGACTGGGTTTTCAACGAGTCAAAAGGTAATTTAACTAGGCGAGAGAGAGAATTTTTGTTTAGGGAGCACGCGAACAAAATGTTGGCGGCTGCTCAAGAGAATGGACTAAAATTCTTCACTATTTTAGAGCAGTTACTGTCATACGTCGATGGGTGTGATTTAGATGACGCGGTATTGAAAGAGCGATACGTGTTGATTATCAAGTCTCTGCTTACGCCGGCCGAAGTAGAGTGTGTGTTGCTTTATGGTATAAGTGACGACGGGCAAAGACTGAAGGAATTGATGGAGCAATACTCGCTATTCACAAACTGCCCCAAGCGAGTAGGCGATGCTCACTTGAGGAACTGTGGGCTTATAAAATGGTAAGCACACTGAGCAATTTTATTATAATCGGCCTGTGCGACGGATTAACATAGAGTCGGGGTCATCCGTGCCAGATACCCTCGCTGATGCGTTTCATGCTGCTGTCTGCTGATCCCAGGCTCCGGCGGAGGTGAAGATCTTGGCTGCCTCTGCTTCGTCGAGCGTTGTGTCGGTGGGGATGGCGATCCAGCCGGAGGCCACCAGGTGGTTTGGATTGGCGGTGGCGCGCAACTCGGTGTAGGTGGCTTCGATCACCTCGGTGAGGTGATCGGCTCGGTAGTTGCCTTGGGGCGCGACCTCAACCGATTTGTGGTAACGCTCGCCGAATTCAGTCCGGCAAAGCACGCTCAAGTAGATGGTCCAGCGGTGAGGGATGTCGCAGACGGCGTCGACGACCTGGCGCACGCGGATCTGCTTGAGGTTCTTCCAATTGATCAGCACCTGCTGGCCGCTGGGGTCGATGTTGACCACGGCTGTATGATTGGCGGAAACCAGTGCCCGACAGGTTCGCTCCAGGCGCGCCCGCATGTTGTGGGGTTTGCGCTTGCTCATTGCCGCACGCCTTTGGTGGCGGCACCGGCCTCCATCGCATCAACAAATCGCATGGCCGCCTGGTGACTGAAGCAGAAGCCTTTGGTCTTGCCGGTGGCGACCTCAATGATGTGCCAGGCCTTGCCCTTGGCGACCGCCTGGTACAGAGGGCGAGCGGTAGGAGCTGGCAGGCCAATCAACCCGTAGAACTCGGCAGTAGCCATGAGAGAGCGTGCACGCAGGGCGGCCAGGCCGTCCACGCGCTGTTGCATGGAGTGGTGCATGGGATGTTCCTCGTGGGGAATCAGGCGTGGTAGTCGAATGACTCGGCTTTGCGGAGGACACGGACCTGGGCGATCCGGCGTTCGGGTACTCGGCGATCGCGGCGCATTGGGTCGCTGTCGCCGATTGCGGCGTGAGTGGCGACCAGAGCGACGAGGAGGAAGCACATCGGGCTGATAATGTTTCGGCGCATGGCCTCGGCAACCAGGGCAGCCCGGCGGGGTACGTCGAGCTTGAACATTGCAGCGGCGATGCGCTTCTCGACACCGCCCTCGCTGATGCCGAAGTGTCGGGCGATTTGCTTCGACGTCATGCCTTGGGCGACATCGAGAACGCATTCCAGCTCGCGAGGCGCAAGACCGCGCCCAAGGTGGCCCATCCAAGAGCCGCTTGTGATCGTATCCATGGGTTATCTCGGTTGCGCGCTTTCCAATGCCTTGCGCAGCTCGATGACGAGTGCGGTGGAAATGGTGAGGCTTCTGTTGTCTTCGTCGATTGCATCAAGCGATGCAATCAAATTGCGCGATGCTGTGTGAACAGCTTCGAGGCGGGGTTTTGGAATCGAGGGGCCTTTGATTGAGCCTGCGGTGACCTTCGTCTTGCCGCTGGCCTGGACTTTCTTCAACTCCGCGTCCAGTACTGTTCCTGCACCGTCGCCGTGTTCCCGTACCACCTGAGCTGCAGTGGTTGCCGATACATGCCCAGCGGCGACAAGGTTCTGCACGTCGGTGTTAGCGTTGCCGACAGTGAGTACCTGCTCGACATGCTGCCTGGTCTTAGCAACCTTCTTCGCGATCTGCTCGACTGACCAGCCAAATGACCTCAGTCGCTTGTAACCCTCGGCCAGCTCAAGAGGGGAGAGCTTTTCGTTCTCCTGGCTGGTGATGATGCGTGCGACCCGATCTGCATCGCTTCCTTCAAATGCGATTACCGGCACCCAAGCTTCGAGAATCGCCGGGTTTTCCTTGTTCGGCGTTCTTGGTAGACGGCCTGCTGCGTCCAGCTTCAGCAGCGCTCGACGGCGGCGGTGACCATCTACAAGCCAGACGCCGCCCTCTGCGCGAGGGCGAACCTCCAGCGGTGGAATTTGGCCACCTGCGGCGATGAACTCTGCAAGGGAGTCGATGCTCGACTCGAGCGCTTCACCCTCGGTGCGAAGGTTGAAGCCGGGTTCTTCGTGAAGATCCTCCAGCTGTACCTTCATGGCGTCGGCGCGTCGCACCTCGCCATCCTTGATCATTTGCTTGAACGACTTCGCCATTGCAATTCACTTCCGTTGGGGCTGCATTGGAGAGCCGATCCCGCCTGTCTCCCTGAACATGCTCGATGTAGGGTCGGGAAGGCTCTCCGATGCAGCCTGGTGATGGGGGACCAGGTGGATCGGGCCGTCTTTCCGGCTGTCTTGGTCAGCTATGGGTCAGCGAGAGACTGCTGATGACGCAGATCGAGCCATCCGCGGCGGGAGTCGAGTCGGTGTAATCGACCTGGTTGTAGACGCCGCCATGGAACTCGAACAGGCGAGAGTCCCAGGTGTCGTCGAGCTGCAGGGTTCCTGAAGAACCGGACACACCGTTGCACTGGGCTGAAACAGTCACCAGGCCATGTGTCGTAACGTCGATGGCAACGGTGAACTTTGCCCCGAGCGGCACACCCTTGAGTACGGTGGTGTTCACCGGGGTGGCTTGGTTGTAGGTGGTGCGAAAGCCCATCGTGATGTTGCCCTTGTTCCAGAACACCTTCACCGGTGGGCTGTCATCGCCTCTAACATGCATCTGCGAGATCACGACCTTCTGAGCAAAGTTGACCTTGGTAAGCGCCATCTGCTGGTGATTTCGGTGATTTGCCGCGCTGGCCAGGGTCCAGTTGGTGGCCTCAGACCACTCACAACGAGTGCGACGTGTGCTTTTGCTCGAGGCGCCTTTAGTCGGCGCAGTGAAGCGAATAGAGCCATCGGGCAAGGCAGTAACAATTTCCGGGAACTGCGCGATCGCTTCTGCTCCGCTTAGCTCAAGTGCAACATGGTTGGTTGAGGAAGTGGCTACGGGAGTCGTGATGGTTAATTTGCTGATGTTTACGGCCATGGTGTTTTCTCCGGCTGATTTCCCGTCTGGCCCTCTACCTCGAAGGCCAGCCAGTGAAACCTTCAGCCGCGGCCCTCTACTGGAGTCGGTTGCGCGGCACTCTTCTGGTTGTTGACTCCGACCGCGGACCTTCCCGCCGGATAACTGATCTCGGTGCTTTACCCTGCACACCCGGGGCAGTTGCCACCCCTCTGGACTGTTGAGGCCTGTCCATCGCTGCCTTTGCTGCGGCCAGTATCTATCCGGCTGGCAGCAAAATTAACCGCCGGTAACCATTACGTCAATACCGCCGGTTAATTATTTTTCTGAAAAGGCGCGCTAAGATTGCCTGAATCTGTACGGATATACAGTATAGGAGGTATGAAAATGGGATCGGCACAAGGATTAGCGATGTCGGCGCCTGGCGAGGCGCTGACGGGATTGGAAAAGCTGGGGCTGAGGATCTCAGCAATGATCAATTCGCCGCTGGCCCAGTTCGGAAGGAAGGTTCTGATTCATCAACTGGATACGGATAGCGATCAGGACTGGGTACGAATCATGGAGCTGCTTTCGGAAACTGACGGCCTGGACATGACGTTCTGTGATGACGGGTCGGTGATTCTGCAGTGGGATGCTGCTACGGATGACGATCGGGTGATCGAGAGGGAAGTGGACCTTGACCTGGTCCGTCATGAAGAGGAGAAGGCGCCTTTCTGAGTGGCGTGCGCTAATTAATGGCTATGGTACTTTTTACCTAAGTCGCTATAGATGAGTTCAAGTGAGTCTTCTGACTCTGCATAGGGCCAGAGCTCTTTAAGTGAAGAGGGGTGCTCGACAGCTAAGAGGTATGCAAGTATCGATACTGGCTGAGACCAAAATGCATTGGAGTCTAGACGGGACTTCACCCTTTCTTGAATGAAGCTGCGCTCATTTAGAAGGTGGCGAATTTTATCCGGTGTGTCTTGGTGGATAACGCCGGATAACTGATCAAGAACAAGCATGTTAAATTTCTGATCTTTAAACTTAGAAATCCCCACCTTGGAATCGTAGATGTCCGTGAGCTCCTCAAGCAGCTCGCCTCGGACTTTCGATTCTGACTCTAAAATGTTCATGGTTTCACAAAAAAGGTGGTCCGCCGTTTCGATTAATGCAGCACTGCTGGATACGAATCTTACCGCGCGGCTAGGCACTTTCCAAGAGCTTTTATAAATACTATCGTGAACCACCTCAGCATAGGCGTGCTGCATCAATGTTCTGATCTGTAACTCACAACATATGTCGGGAGTGATCGTAGTGCCTGCGATTTGTATATCGCATTTGGGGCGTATCTCGAAATGATGGGACTGATATCCAAATTTATCCGGTGCGTCCTCATACTCTTTTGAGGTGTCTCTTGATTTCTGTATGTCCCAAACGGGTAGCATCATTGCTTGGCATAGTTTTTCTACATCGGGCGACAAGAGGCAAACAGCTCGGACACCAACTAGGTCGGTCATGTCTTTCAGGGGGTTGTTATACGATTTTCGAGTCAGTTTGCCTATTGCTGAATCAATTTCTTTGACTCTAGATGAAAGTATCTGGAGATTTATGCTATTGGTTTTAGATATTTTCTTGACGTTTTTTTCTACAAAACTTCCCCACAAATTAAGGCTGGGCTGAGCAGCCAGAAGATAGTCTTTGAACTGCTCAATATTCATTACTCTCGACTCTCAACTACGCCTTTGATGCGGACGTCTGTATATCCGCCTTCCTGCCGCAAGGTCTGCACATGATCTTGGAAATTCAAATCAGCGGGTACCTGTATTTTTACACCCGTGCTGAAATCTACTCGGCGGGGTCTTCGCAGTTTAGCTTTGATGTATGCAAGATCCTTGACCATGGCTGTATCCGGAAGCCCTTTTGCAGCCATGGTGTCGATGTAATGCTGTCTTGAATCAGCTGGCAAGTGTTCCTCGGCGAAAGCTGGTACGGACATGGTTCCTTTGTTGCTTCTAAGCTCGGAACGCAATGCCTCGAGCAGCTCACTCTTCTCCGGTTGCTCCAGAGCTAAACCTGAAATATAGGTTTTTGTTTCTTCGTAGAATTTCCTAGTCTGGAACTTAGAAGATTTGAGGATGTTCATGCCAAGGAAGGCGTTGTAGAAATACGCTGCAGCTGCTTTCGTTTCGGTTGTCGTTAGCAGGTGGTCGAACAGGAAAAACCTGTAGTTTTCGGGCTGATAAATGCTTGCTACCGGAGCAGTATAGGAAATCTCGACGCTGACCCCTATCTTGTAAAGACGCTGAGTTTGAGATAGCAACATCTTTTTTATTAGGGTTAAGCTGACGGAGCCGTTTCTTTCAACGATATTAAAGCCTTTGTCGGTTTCTGCCTTAATCGCCGCAAGGAAGGGGTGTTGGTTATTGCCAACACGCCCGGACAGGACAATTAGGACGCCACCCGGCCATTTCGGATTGGTCTGTGCATCCGCCAAATCCTCTGCGATTACTCTCGAAAGCTCAATGAAGCGTGCTTTTTCGGCCCTTAGAGCTTCTGCAGATTTTTGCATGAAGGAGGACGCATCAGTCTTTTCTGCGTTGATCTCGATCCCGTGCGAGTTGCTCCCTAGTGCATCGGTGATGCGCACCTGGAGCAAGTCTTTAGAATCGACATCTAGATCGATTAATTCCTCAGAAAGTTGGGGCGGCACCAGCACGCCTTCCTTGGTTCGGGGAAAGATTGTATGCGCAATCATCCTCTCTATTGAGAGTCCCTCAAAAATGAATTTATCCATGGCATCCTAACTATCGGCTAATCTCTAGATTTTTCTTGCATTCCAAACTAGCAGCACTTTTGCGTGTATTGTTACGTCTTCGATGCGAGCTGACTGCTTTTCGTAATTTTTGTTGTCAGATATCAGCCAAACGTGATCCCCATCCATCCGCTGGACGCGCTTTATGAGAAGATCCCCGTGCCAAGTGAGCACATAAACGCCTTCACCTTGGTAGTCATTAACTCCGCGATCAACGATTACAGGATCCTTGTCATTGATCGTCCCTTCCATGCTCTGACCCCAGCCGGTGATCATCGCCAAGGCCTGGGCGGCGGTGTAGGTCACGCCTTTCTCGCGCAGTACTTCTTCGCGAATCACCACGTTGCGGATGACTTCGCTGTACTCGGCTGGCACCTGGCCATGGCCCATTGCCGCGCGGATATCGTATTGCGGGATGGAGATATCTCCATGGCCTGCCATGACCATGATAGCGGCCTGTGCGGCGCCGGTTGACGGCGCTGATGCTTCGGAAAGACTGTCAGCTACCGCCTTGGCAATCTTGTCCTGAGCCGTCGCATCCAGCGATTTTCCGCCGTGCTTACGTAGCATCTCCAGCACTTTCTCAGCGGCCGTGCTCCTTAAGCCGTCAGCGCTTTTCACTTGGGCACCCTGCATCTGTGAAAGCTCAGCAGCTAGCCGGGGGCTGAACCGGTCCACGGGCTCTTGAAGGAGCCTGGACAGCACGACGGCAAACTTCGCATTCAGGGGGTTTGTGCCATTCAAGTACATGGCTACACCTGCGGGCGAAATGTCGGCAGCCTCAGCCACCTTTGCCTGTGTCAGGCCAAGTGCGTTTTTTTTCTGGGTGAACAGCCTTTTCGCTGCCTCACACTCGGCCTTCAGTTCTGGGGATAGATCTTTCTTTTTCGTCATTCGCGGAATTTAACCGGAGGTTAATTTGACTGCCTCAACCGCCGGTGTTGAAGAAATGCTAACCGGCGGTTAATATCGTGAGCATTCTTCACTGAGGCAATGCCATGAACCGAACACTGCTGCCTGAGCTTGTTGAGCGAATCGGCCAGACCGCCGTCGCCAAGGGGCTTGACGTTAGCGCACCAGCCATCGCAAAGGCGATGAAGGCTGGTCGGGTGATCTTTGTGATCCAGAACGACGACGGGACGTTGACGGGGGAGGAAGTACGTCCGTTTCCGAGTCGTCCTGTGCTGCAACGGCCAGCATCTGACGAAAAGAATTATGCGTGACCCGGCCTTGCGCCAGTAGTGAGTCCGCCCCGCTGTTCATGCATCCAGTGGCTGAACAGTAGGCGAAAAAAAACCGCCTGGCAGGGCGGCTTTCTCTACAGCTTCAAACGAGATCAGAGCATGACAAACATCGTTCAAATTGACAAGTCCAGGGGGTTCACCCGGATGGACAACCAGCTCATGGATGGCCTGTTGGCTATCGATCTTCCGGCCAGGGAGATGAAGATTGTGCTGTACGTGGCCAAGGCCACCATCAACTTCGGCGCGGGCGCCCAGCGCATCCCGGCGACCGACATCGCAAAAGCCATCAACGCCCACCCTGATTCCGTATCCAAGGCGATCTCCAGTCTGCTGCGCCGCCGTGTGTTGTTCCGCGAGGGTGGTGCCAGGGGTGATATCGGCGTGAATGACCCGAAAGACTGGGTCTACGTCACCGAGCCGAAACAGACCAAAACAGCCGAGTCGGCTCAAGTGGTCCGAATCGGAGAAGAGCCGAAACAGACCAAAACCGCCGAGTCCCTTCTTTATTCTAAGAATTTAACCCCCTATGTATTTCTTTCTTCGAAAGAAAATACATGCCCCCCCAGCGATGAGCAGCCGACTCCGGCCAAGGCTGACCGCAAGGCGCCATTCGGGAAGGCCGCCATGCTGGCCGACAACCCGCACGGCCTGGATGAGTCCCTGATCGCTGACTACCTGACTGTCCGCAAGGCCGCAAAAGCCCCGGTGACTGCCCGGATCTGGTCCGGCCTGAACGCCAAGCTAGAGCAGTGCAAGGCGTTCGGCATCCAGCCCGCTCAGGCCCTAGAGGTTGCTGTCGAGAACGGCTGGCGCGGGTTCGAGGTGGACTGGGTGATCAAGCGTCTCGCCGCCCAGCTGCCTGCCAAATCCAACCCCAATAGCCGCCACCACGGTTTCAGTGACCGCGACTACACCGACGGCCTTACCGAGCGCGAGGACGGTACCTATGAGATCTGAATCGGTGATCACCATGTCCGAGGTGCGAAACGCAGCCGGCTTCCGCGTCCAGCCTGCGCACTGCGAGCATCACGGCGACTTCGAACAGCGGGTGACCATGCTGATGGGGCGCGAGATTGTTGGCCGCTGCCCTGAGTGCGAAAAGGTCGCCATTGCCGAGCGGCAGGCCAAGCAGCAGGCGGAGGAAACCCGCCTGAAGCGCGAGGCCATGACCCGCAAGCTGGGTTCAGCGCTGATCCCGAAGCGCTTCGCCGAGCGCACCCTGGCCAACTACCGCGTCGAGCAGGAAGGCCAGCGCAAGGCCCTGGCCTACTGCACGCGCTACGTGGCCGCGTTCGAGGAGATCGAGCGTACCGGGCGTTGCCTGATGCTGCTGGGCAATGTCGGTACCGGCAAGACCCATCTGGGGGTCGGTATGGCCAACGAGCTGATGCGCAACACGTCGGCGACGGCTGTGTATCGCACAGTGGGCGCGATCCTGCAGTCCATCCGCGCCACTTACGACCGCCACAGCGAACAGTCCGAGGCCGACATCCTGTCCAGCCTTATCGAGCCATCGCTGCTGGTGCTGGACGAGGTCGGCGCGAGTAAGGAACAGCCGAGTGAATTCGAGCTGACCACCCTGTTTTCGATCATCAACGGGCGCTATGAGCAGATGCGCCCCACGGTGGTGATTTCCAACCTCGACCGGCACCAACTGCGCCATGCCATGGGCGAACGCTGCTACGACCGCCTGCGCGAGGGCGGAGGGGTGATTGTGCTCTTCGAGTGGGAATCGCACCGCGGCGAGAAGGAGTCCTGAACGTGCGTCAATCCAAACTGACCAAGGCCGCACGCGGCCGGGATTGCCAAGTGCGCATCCCGGGCGTATGCAACGGAAATCCTGAGACCACAGTCCTGGCTCACTACCGCCTGGCTGGCACCTGCGGAGTGGGCAAGAAGCCGCACGACCTGCAGGGTGCATGGTCTTGCAGCGCCTGCCACGATGCCTGCGATGGGCGAAGCCGGGCGATTGATCGCGAGATTGCTCGTCAGTACCACGCCGAGGGCGTGATGCGCACCCAGTCGATTTTGCTGGCTGAGTCCGTGGTGGTCGCATGAGTGCCACTGTCCTTCGCCCTTTCAAGGCTAAGCCGGCCCGCGCCAAGCCCGTCGACAGGGAAGGGCAGGAGCAGGCCGCGCTCATGCAGGAACTGCAACTGCGCTACCCGCAGGCCTACAAGCTGATCTACCACGTCCCGAACGGTGGGCACCGGCACAAGTTGGTCGCCGCAAAGCTGAAGGGGCAGGGCGTGAAGGCTGGTGTTCCCGACCTGGTGCTACCAATGGCTCGTGGCGGCTATTTCGGCCTGTACATCGAATTTAAGGCCAAGCCTCCCTTCGATGCTGAGGTTTCGCCCAGCCAGGATGCGTACATCCAGGCGCTGACCGCCCAAGGATACTTGGCGATCGTCTGCCGGGGCAGTATCGATGCCGTCGAGGCGATCCGCGCCTACCTGCTCCAGCCCGCGACGGTGGCCGCATGAGCGCAACACGCGAAGTGAAGTTCAGCGAGGCTGAGGTGCGCCGCCAGGCCGCCGACGTGTCCGTGCGCGATCTGCGCGACCCGCGTCACCCTGGCCTATACCTGCGCTTCTGGAGCAACCGCGAGCGCGCCACCTGGCACCTGGTGCGCGGCAAGAAATGGGTGCCGGTCGCCCGCTGGCCAGAGCTGAACGTCGCCACGGTGCTGACTGAGCTGCCCGCACTGCGTCAGCGCCTGCTGCGCGAACCGGCCACCGCTCTGGTGGTGTCGAGTATGGCCTCCGTGGGTCAGCTGCTGGACTGGTACGGCGACCGGATGGCTCGTGACCGCTCGCTGTCGGTGAAGCGCAAGGCCGGCGCACGATCCGCCATTGCTCAGCACCTGAAGCCGCGCCTGGATGATCTGCCCTTGGCAGACGTGACTGCCGATACGCTGGACAAGCAACTGATGTGGCCCGCCCAGGCTGATGTGTCGCTGTCCTACCTGCGCCAGATGTTCGCGCTGCTGCTGACCGCGTTCAAGCAAGCCAAGCGCCTGGGACTGATCGAGTCTGACCCCATGGGCGGGATGCGCTTCAGCGACTTCACCAAGGCCAAGATCCTGCCGAAGTCGGCCCGTCTGCGAGCGGTGCACCTGGCTGATGTGATGCAGCAGCTGGCCGAGGTCTTCGAGGAAACCCCAGCCAAGGCCATGCTTGCGCTGATGATGCTGGCGCACGGTACCCGCATTGGCGAGACCCGAAAGGCCCGCTGGAGCGAGGTGTCGGTCACGGCTGGCGAGTGGTTCATCCCGGCAGCGAATGCCAAGACCCGTACAGAGCACCGGCTGCCGCTGACCAACCAGATCTGTGCGCTTCTGACCCGGTACCGGGCAATCCAGCAGGCCGAAGGGTACGACGGCGTGTACCTGTTCCCAAGTCGTCGCGGCGGGTGCCTGAGCGAGAGCCAGGCCAGCGCTGTATTCACCTACCTGGGACGGGGCGAGTGGACCAGCCACGATCTGCGGAAAGTCTCTCGCAGCACATGGACCGACCTCGGTATCGACGGGCACATCGGCGAGATGCTGCTGAACCACTCACTGGGCAAGATCGCCAGCACCTACATCCACACCCAAGCGATGCAGCAGCGCAGGGTAGCCCTGGAGAAGTGGCACGCCTGGTTAGACGGCATCGGCTTTGGTGCCATTCATGGCCTTACAGAGGCCTTATCCGAAATCCCACAGATTCAGGGGCAGGCCGCAGGGGACAAGGCCTCTAGCACCCATCCCGAATTTGTTACTAGCGAGGATTCGAAATGACCGATTTGAACAGTCTTTCCCCGGCAGCCCGATCTGCAGCGATGCGCGGCGGGGTCGATGGATGGGGGCAAGTTGGCAGTAGCAGCCGGCACATCCGCTACCTGGAGCCGAAGCCAGCCAAGGCTCGGCGCCGGTGTCACTGCGGCTGCAAGCGTCGGGCGACTCATTACGGTTGCGCGAACGGCGTCGCGCTCATCAGTGGTTGCGAGCTTCGTATCCGCCGCTGGGTGAAGACGGGGCAATGATGAAGAAGAGCCACGGCCCAGCCTTCAAGAAGGCCTTGATCGAGCTGGCTCATTGTCCTGTGTGCCGTGGGAGAGCGGTCACCAAGAGTTTGTTTTACGAACTGCCATGCGACCACTGCAACGCCTCGGGCTGGGTGGTGGCTGCAACTGGCGAGGCCCTGGCCCTGGGTGAACTGGTGACCCAGCTCAGTATGAGGCTGATGGCCGCGACACGGCAGATCGAGCAGTTGAGGAAAGCGCGGACCACAGGTCCGGCGACGGCATATCAGGATGGCAACCGGCTCGGCGCCGGCGGCACCAATTACACCGGGGATTGAGGGGAAGGACATGAAAAAACGAACCTACGTAGACAAGGCCCTTGGTGACACTGCTTACATGCTCGAGCAATGGGGCTGGTGGCGCATGGATGGAATGGGTGTGCCTCAGTATGTATGCCCGCTGTATGCGCTGATGAAGGAGCACGTTCCGGCGGAAGGAGGGCTCAAGCAGTACGTAATCACGGACGACCTAGCACTTGCGGTGGACGCAGCCGTAGCCAGGCTGAACAAGCGCAACCCGCAGATGGGCGGCTTCGTCTGGCTGTACTTCGGGGCTAAATGGCCGGCGCTGCGGATCGCCCGCGAGCACAAGATGAGTGAGGCCAAGGCACGCGAGCTGATCAACACTGGAGTGGCATGGATCGATTGCGCCTTGGAACAGTTGCGCGAGGCAGCATAAAAAGCTTTCCGCGCGGATAAACACCTGTTTTCATAGCAGCGTGTCCAGCTTGCAACGGCACGACACAGAGACCCCCGGCCAATGCGCTGGGGTTTCTATTTTTGCCGGTGGTCAGATATATAATTCTCGAAGGTGTATAAGGCGCATACTCAATTTAGCTCGGATTTTCTGAGTTAATGAGAGGTACTTATGTCTAGTGAAATGAACATTCCGGGAAGTGCGCAAGGGGTTCAGCCTAATAAAGATGATGAATCTGAAACCGAAAAACGTGAGGGGTTAGACCGAGCAACTCCTGAGGATCGAGATGATTATGTCGATCCGGATACGATGCCAGAGCAGGAGCCAGCTCCTTCACGGCCAGAAGCCGCGAATGCCAAAAAGTTCAGTCGCAATGACGAGATCTGGGCACATCCTGGGAGACGCTGGTAACCCAGTCTCCAAAGAAACCCTTCTACAAGATTCTCTTCTCGAGGCCGATGATCCATTAGGGTATACCCCCGATGATGATGAGCCAGGCTTAGACAGAGGGCCTATTGTTCCTGTAGGGATTAATGGTGCTCAAGCTGAGTTAATGATTTCCGAGTTCGACCATACGGACTCATTCGAGGTTTATATGACGGACAAAAAATCCAACCAGGGCGGAAACGGTTCTGCTGATCGTAAGCCCGCCCAAGGTTCCGGCAAAGATGAAGTTAAGCGCACAAATACCGAGCGCGCGTCGAAAGCCGAGCTCTACAGTCGTCACGAAAAAGACGCGGAAGTAGATAAAAAGACAAAGCCTGAAAGATCTTAATTAGCTACTTTAAGCTGAGTCTCGGCCAAAGGATTTGGGATTTCGTCGATATTTAATAAGCTGGCCGCCTTAGGGCGGTTTTTTTTGCCTGTGGAAGGCGACAACGAGTTAACTCAACCTTCAAGCCTCGGCCCGTTTCGAGGCTTTTTCGTTTCTGGAGATCAGCATGAAAAGCAAATATCGCTGCCTCGTCGAGGATATTCTCAGTTGCGAGCAGAAGCTGCGAGAGGCCAAGGCTATTCAGTGCGACGCGCAAGAAAAGCTTGCCCATGCGGACGGCTTTGTAGCGTATCAAGAAGCCAGCCTCCGCGAGAACGAGCGAAAGCTGGCCGAGATCGAGGTCGTATTGTTTGGCTCAGAAGCCCAAGCACCTCGCTAGAGTGCTGGGATACTTGACCTGCCCTTTGACCGCCTTAACTCGGTTGTCCAAATCAATGACTACCATTTGATCTTTAGATTCCACAAAGTCAGTCTTGTTTCTGGAGCAACTGATGAGCGAATCCACTCAAGCGCAGCTGGATGCGCTCAAGGCCGCCTTGCTGGAGCAGGGGGTGGCAACGGTCTGCTCCAAGGCTACGGACAGCCAGGGCCGCCCATTGATTGAAGTGAACTTGAAGACTGGCGAGTTCAAGCTTGGAGGTGCTGAGTATGGGATTGGCGAACCATCTCAGCTGTGCATTGACCCAGGCCAAGAGGTTGAGCCTCTGCGCATGGGCAAGGTCAGCTTCTACGGCGAGTCGGCTCGGCAGATCCGGGCTGCGAACGCGGTTCTGCATTCCGCTGGGGCCGGCCAGCTTGAGGTCGTGAAGCGTGCCAATGAGCCGGGTGAGCAATACGTTGTGGTCGATGGTCAGATGTTCATCAGCCAAGCTGCCATCGATGACCAGGTGAGTGCGTTGAGGTCGTGGAAGACGCAGATCACCGAGCAAGGCAAGCACGTCGCGACCGGTATCTACTCCGGTGAGGATCGTTCAGAGCCGTCCGTCGACCTGGCCTCTGCTCTTGCAGACTGGCCAAGTGTCGCGACCCTGCAGATCACTGACCCAGCCGACCAGATCCGCCAGGTGATCTGCGACGAGCTCAAGCCCGGCGGCATGCTCCACCGCGGCTGAACGACCTATCCAACTGATGGAGTAATGAATGGACCCGACCGACCTCGGCCCAGGCACAGCCACCTGGCTGGGCGGTACGGGCACTGTCCTGCTGGGCGGATTTCTGTGGCTGCGCAAGTTCCTGTCAAAGGACGCCACTGATCGTGCCATGGACAACGCCGATATCGGCACTGTCCGCCGTCTCAATGAACTGCTCGACTCCGAGCGAGAGGCCCGGAAGCTGGCAGAAGCCCGTGCCGATCAGTTCGCCAAGGAACGCAATGACCTGGCTGCAACGGTCGGTCGGATGGAAGGCAAGATAGAGGCGCTGACCAGCCAGGTAGCCAGCCTCACAGAGCGAGTAACGCTGCAGAGCGATGAGATCGCCCGGCTGCGCACCAAGCTGGGAGGTACATCGTGATGGACAGATGCATACTGGAGTACATCGCCAGACGTTGGTGGCGTCGTGTTGAGGTATGGCTGATCGCTGCCGTGCTGATAGCTGGTGGTGCTGTCTTGGGCTGGCAGTCTGCCTACTGGGCCATGGCCAGCACCCAGGCCAGCCAGGTGACCCAGATCCGGGAGGCCTACGATGCGGCTATGGCTGAGCGCGACAAACGCCTGGACGAGTTGACCAAGCGAACCGACAGCGCCGCTGCCAAGGCTTCGAAGGCTGCAACCACTGCAACCAAGGCCGCCGACAGGGCGGTAGAGGCGCTGAGCAGGGAAACGCAGTGATGGCCAGACTCAAGACGCTCAGTCCTCGTATCAAGGAAAACACCGGCTCTCGGGTCAAGGTGGTGACTCCTGGCAGTTGGCGCAGCGGCATGACCAGTTCCCAGCGCGGCTACGACTACAAGTGGCAGAAGGCGCGCGAGCGGTATCTTATGGACAACCCGCTGTGCGTCTACTGCGCGAGGCAGGGCCGAACCACCGCAGCCTTCATCGTTGACCACATCGTCGCGCACCGAGGCGACAAGGTTCTGTTCTGGAACCAGGACAACTGGCAGTCGCTGTGTAAGCCCTGCCACGACTCAGTCAAGCAGGCAGAGGAGGCTGCGGGCGTGGCGGGCTGACTCAAGCAAGTTTGCACGCCAACCAAGCCATCAAGGGCACGTCAACGATGTGCCACAAAAGGGGGAGGGGGGTCAAAAGCTAGGGATTCTCATCTAGCTAGACCGCCACCGACCCCACGTATACATTTTTCTCCCCCCTAAAGGTTTTTGTTAATGGTGTTAACAGACAAACAGCGACAGTTTGTTGACGCTAAGGCCCGGGGTGCGTCAAACAAAGAAGCGGCCGAAGCCGCGGGCAGCAAGCCTTCGGCAGCTGCAGCGGCTGGCTCGCGTTGGGCTACTGATCCGAAGATTGTGGCCGCAATTCTCGCTCGAAGAGCAGAGCTCAGTGTTAACCCTGAGCCGAAAAAACGTAGAGGCAAAGCGAAGGCCGATGATGCCGCTGAAGACCCTGTCGAGGTCAACGAGGCGGACGGCGAGTTCCTGAGCTGTCTTCCAGACACACAGGATCCGCTCGAGTGGTTGATTGCGCTGATGAACGAGCCTCGGGCCAAAGTCTTCGACCGGCGCAACGCTGCGCAGACGGCCGTGCCGTACATCCACGGGAAGAAGGCCGAGGCAGGCAAGAAAGAGCAGAAGGCGGAAGCCGCGAAAGAGGCGGGCAAAGGCAAGTACTCCCAGAGCAAGCCGCCCCTCACAGTCGTCAAGGGGTGACTCATGCTTTGGACCACGGCCTGCCCTGACTGGTGGCGGCGTCTGGCTGCCAGCGAATCCATCATTCCAGAACCGCTCTTTCCCCAGGAGGCAGAAGAAAGCCTCGAGGTTTTCAAGGGCCTTCGCATTGTCGATGCCCCGGGCAGTCCAACTATCGAAAGCGCATGTGCCCCATGGGTCCTGGCTTTCGCAGGTGCTGTCTTTGGCAGTTACAACAGCGAGACCGGTGAACGCCTGATTCGGGAGTTCATGCTCTGCATCCCGAAGAAAAACAGCAAGTCGACCATCGCCGCCGCGATCATGCTGACAGCCCTGGTCCGGAACTGGCGGATGTCGGCAGAGTTCATCATCCTCGCGCCGACCAAAGAGATTGCCGACAACGCCTTCGTTCCGGCCAAGGACATGGTCAACAACGATGACGAGTTGAAGGATCTGCTGCATGTGCAGCCACACCTTCGACTGATCACCCATCGGGAGACCGGCGCCACGCTGAAGGTAGTCGCTGCTGACAGCGACGTGGTGGGCGGCAAAAAGGCCGTGGGCGTGCTGATCGATGAGGCCTGGTTGTTCGGCAAGAACCCGAAAGCGGCCGACATGATTCGGGAGGCCACCGGCGGTCTGCTGTCCCGGCCCGAAGGCTTCGTTATCTGGCTGACCACGCAGTCGAACGAACCGCCCGCTGGGGTATTCCGGTCGAAGCTGAACTATGCACGCGGCGTGCGTGATGGCCGGATCAACGACAATCGCTTCCTGCCGATCATCTACGAATTCTCCAAGGAGATGATCGACAGCGGTGATGCCCGCAAGCCAGAGAACTTCCACCTGGTGAATCCCAATATGGGGTTCTCGGTCGACCGCCCAACGCTTGAGCGCTTGTTCATGCAGGCGGAGATCGACGGGGAGGCGGAACTGCGTGGTTTCCTGGCCAAGCACCTCAACATCGAGATCGGCCTGGCCCTGATGTCTGATGCCTGGGTTGGTGCCGAATTCTGGGAGCCACAGGCAGCCACTTGGCTCAACCTAAATGAAATCCTTGAGCGGTGTGAAGTCATCGATGTGGGTGGTGATGGAGGAGGGCTCGACGACTTGCTTGGGCTTGCCGTCGTCGGCCGGGAAGCGAGCACCCGCCGTTGGTTCCACTGGGCTCACGCTTGGGCCCACCCGTCGGTCCTTGAGCGTCGCAAGTCCGAAGCCCCGCGGCTAAAGGATCTTGAGGCGGTGGGCGATCTGACCATCGTCAAGCGCATCGGTGAGGACGTGGAGCAGTTCGCAGCCATCGTCGCCCGCATCAGCGAGACCGGCTTGCTGGACAAGGTCGGGCTCGACCCGGCGGGGATTGGTTCTGTTCTCGACGCCCTGGCCGACGCTGGTGTCGAAGAGGACAAGATCGTTGGCATCTCCCAAGGCTGGAAACTTACCGGCGCGATCAAGACGACGGAGCGCAAGCTCGCTGAGGGCACGCTGTTGCATTGCGGCCAGCCGCTCATGGCCTGGTCGTGCGGCAACGCCAAAGGGGTGCCGTCAGCCAACGCCTTCTTGATCACCAAGCAAGCCTCGGGCACGGCGAAGATCGACCCGCTAATGGCTACATTCAACGCTGTTTCTCTGATCAGCCTCAATCCTGAGGGACGCGGGGGAATGGACAACTTCATGGCTGGCATTCGGGACCCACTGATCGCATGAACGCACTTCACATTTTCATCGCCTGCGCTCTGGTGGCTTTCTCTCTGGCATGTGCTGGGGTATGGGTGCTGGCCGGTACTGGCTGGGCCTTGATTGCAGGAGCTGTGAGCTTCTTCTGCATCGCCGGTTTCCTTCGCCGAGGGCTGACCAGTGATTAAAACCTTATCCCAGGCTTTGGGGGCTGCGGCTGCCAAGCCATCAGCCAGCATGAGCGAATGGTTGGGCAAGAGCATCAAGCTGTCAGATGGCGGCTTCTGGGGCTCGTTTCTCGGGGCTCAGTCCAGTAGCGGAAAATCGGTCAGCGTCGACAAGGCGATGCGGCTTTCCACAGTGTGGGCCTGCGTCCGCATCATCTCCACCTCGGTTGCGGGCTTGCCCCTGAGCATCTACCGGAGGATGCCTGATGGTAGTCGTGAGAGTGCACGGGACTTCCCGCTGTACGACGTGGTGCACACCAGCCCCAACGAGGACATGGCCGCCTTCCACTTCTGGCAGGCAGTCGTTGCCTCGATGCTGTTGTGGGGGAATGCTTACTGCGAGATTCACCGATCTGCAGGTCGCGTCATTGCGCTGGACTTCCTGATGCCGTCCCGAGTCGACCTTGAGTTTGATGATGACGGCCGGCTGAGATACTTCTTCAGGCCGCAAAAGGGGGCGCGCCGGGAGATTGTGCGGCAGAACATGCTGCACATCCCGGCCTTTACCTTGGACGGCCGGGTTGGCCTTTCGGCCATTCGCTACGGCGCGGATGTGTTTGGCTCGGCGATGTCGGCAGACGACGCGGCCAACAGCACTTTCCGCAACGGCATGATGCCTACGGTCGCGTTTTCGGTCGACAAAACACTTAACCCGGCCCAGCGCGTTGAGTTTCGTGAGTACGTCAAGACCATCTCCGGGGCGCTGAACGCTGGCAAGAGTCCTGTGCTTGAGCAAGGCGTGAAGCCGGAGATGATCGGCATTAACCCCGCTGACGCGCAGCTGCTGGAGTCGAGAGGGCACAGCATCGAGGAGATTTGTCGATGGTTCGGCGTCCCGCCCTGGATGGTGATGAAGACCGACAAGGGCAGTAACTGGGGGACCGGCCTGGAACAACAGCAGATCGCGTTCCTCACCTACTGCATCATGTCCTTCACGGCGCCGATCGAGCAGTGCGTAAACAAGTGGTGCATGACGGCAGTAGACCGGATCAATTTCTATTCGGAGTTCTCGCTCGAAGCGTTTCTGCGGGCCGACAGTTCTGGGCGCGCGGCGTACCTCAGCACGATGGCCCAGAACGGCTTCATCACCCGCAACGAAGGGCGGCGAAAAGACAACATGCCTCACATGCCAGGCGGTGACGTTCTGACGGTTCAGTCGAACCTGGTGCCGCTGGACCAGCTCGGCAAGCAAGACGATGGTCAGGCCGCAAGGGCCGCACTGATGAACTGGCTTCAACAGCCGGAAAAGTAAATCTCGGGAGTAATCCATGAAACACAAGATCCAGTCTCGCGGCCTGCGCAGCGAGATGAGCCCGCGCGCGCTCGATAAATGGAACCCCGCGATCCAGGCGGCCGTCGAGAACACCTCGGACACCATCACGGTGTACGGCGTGATCGGCGAAGACTGGTATGGCGAGGGCGTCACGCTGAAACGAATCGACGCCGCCTTGCGGGCGATCGGGGAGCGCGATGTCACCGTTTACATCAACTCCCCAGGTGGCGACATGTTCGAAGGCATCGCCATCTATAACCGCCTCCAAGAGCACAGCCACGAGGTCACCACCAAGGTGCTGGGCATGGCGGCCAGCGCTGCTTCGATTGTCTTCCTCGCGGGGAGGAAGCGAGAGGTGGCCAGCAGCGCCTTCCTCATGATCCACAACTGCTGGACCTGGCTCGCTGGCAATCGCAACTACCTCCGCGATATCGCCGACGACATGGAGGAGTTCGACGCGGCGATGGCCGACCTCTATGCCGAGACCAGCGGGCAGTCGGCTGAAGACATGGCCGAACTGATGGACGACGAAACCTACATCCGCGGCAAGCGTGCTGTGGAACTCGGCCTGGCCACTGGACTGTTGTCGTCCACCGAGGTCACCGAGCGCGAAACCGAAGACGCCGCCCAGGCCAATGCGCTCAAGGCGATGGACGTAGCCCTGGCCAAGGGCGGTATGCCTCGCTCCGAGCGCCGCGAACTGTTCGCCAGTTTCAAGTCCGGTATGCCTCGCGCTGCCGGCGGGGGCACGCATAACGCTGCCCCGACCGATAAGCCCCGCGCTGTCGCGCCAGACCTCTCCGCCTCTCTGAGCGCGGCAACCAATCTCCTCAATTCTCTGAAAGGAAAATGACCATGGACTTTGAAGCCCAAGTCAAAGAACTCAATGCCAGCCTCAAGGGCATTGGCGACCAGATCAAAAGCCAGGCCGAGGCGGTCGAGAAACAGATCAAGGCCAGCGGCGAGATGAATACCGAAACTCGCGCCAAGGTCGATGAGATGCTGACCAAGCAGGGCGAGCTGCAGGCGCGCCTGGGCGAGGCTGAGCAAAAGCTCGTGAATGCGAGCCGTGACCGCTCTCATCAGGAAGAACCGCAAAAGTCGGTGGGTGCCCTGGTGATCTGCAGCGAAGAAATGCAGGACATGAACTCGTCCTTCCGTGGCTCGCGTCGCGTCTCCGTGCCGCGCGCGGCTATCACCACTGCTACCGGTGGCGACCTGGTTCCCGCCCAGCGTTTGCCCGGTGTCGTCGCGCCGCCGCAACGCCGACTGACGATCCGCGACCTGGTGGCGCCGGGCGAGACGGAGTCGAACTCCATCGAGTACATCCGTGAAACCGGCTACACCAACAACGCGCGCACCGTGGCGGAGGGCACCGCCAAGCCGTACTCCGACATCACCTTCGCCCTGGCGACCGCAAACGTTCGTACCATCGCTCATCTGTTCAAGGCCAGCCGCCAGATGCTAGACGATGCCAAGGCATTGCAGAGCTACATCGACGCTCGTGCGCGCTACGGCCTGAACATGGCTGAAGAGGCCCAGTTGCTTTACGGAAGCGGCACCGGTGCAAACCTGCAAGGCCTCATGACTGTCGCGCAGCTTTACGCCCAGCCCGCTGGCGTGACAGTAGTGGGCGAGCAGCGAATCGACCGCCTGCGCCTGGCGCTGCTGCAGGCCGAACTGGCCGAGTTCCCATCCGACGGCATTGTGCTCAACCCGATCGACTGGGCAGCCATCGAGCTGACTAAGGACGGGGAAGGCCGGTACATCATCGGCCAGCCTCAGGAAGGCACCAACGCGAAGCTCTGGAATCGCCCAGTGGTTTCTACCCAGGCCATGACACAGAACGACTTCCTGGTCGGAGCCTTCAAGCTCGGCGCTCAGATTTTCGACCGCATGGAAATCGAAGTGCTGATCTCGACCGAGAACGACAAGGACTTCGAGAACAACATGGCGACGATCCGTGCTGAGGAGCGTCTGGCCTTTGCGATTTATCGCGATGAGGCGTTCGTCACCGGTCCGCTGATCACTCCTTGATTTCTCTGGCTAGGGGCGTCAGCAATGACGCCCGATTGGAGTACTCCCATGGCACGTAAACAGGAAAAACCAGAGTCCACGGTTGAGCCGAAGGAACCTGTCTCGACCACCGAAACCAGCGGCGGCCAGGCCGTGGATGGGGCTTTGCCCCCTTCGCCTGGTGAAACAGTCTCGCCAAATCCTGGCGAGTCGGGCGCTCCCCCAACAGCTCCAGGCTCGGGTGAGAGCGCAGAGCAGGTGCTGCCGGAAACACAGGCAGACTCGGGTACCGGATCGGACATCGCTGCAAGCGACCTGGGCACCATTGCCGAAGCCCCCGGTACGGACACGGTCGCATCGGAAGTCGCAGATCAGAATGGGCCGGGCGTGACCGACAACGCTGACGAAGCCGATCAGTCGGCTGGAGAGGGTGAGATTGCGGCTAACCCCAATCCAGCAACTCTTCAAATCTACCCGATGCGGTCATACATGGATGAAGGCGAGCTGCGCCGTCGCGGCGGCCCTGGCTATGAGGTTGAGCGGCGCCATGGCGAGGAGCTTGTGCAGCGGCATCTGGCAGCGCTAACGCCGCTGGAGGAGTGAAGATGCCCGTCATCAACATGGCGGTGGCGAGGCATCACCTGCGGGATCCAGAGGATGACGATGAGTACCTACAACTTCTCCTCGAAGCCGCTGAGCAACGTGCCCGCGACTATCTGAATCGCCAATTCTTCGCCGATGCTGATGCTCTCAATGCGGCAGTCGCAGCGGGTTCAGCTGGAGAATCTCCGATGTTGATCAACCCGGCAGTTCAAGCGGCGTGCTTGCTGATTTTTGGCCACCTCTATGCAAATCGGGAAGAGGTCGTGCTAGGGACCATCGCGACTGCTCTGCCGATGGCCTCGAGCGCATTACTGACTCCACACCGAATCGGGTGGGGAATATGAGGGCGGGGCCGCTGCGCCACCGCGGAATCCTCAGCAAAGAGGAGCGTGTTCAAAACAGCACGGGTGGTTACGACAGGGTATGGGTCGACGTTGGCAAGGTTTGGGCGGAGATCACGATGCCCAGCGGCCGAGTCATGCCGATGGCCGAACAACTCACTGCAGTGATCAGTGCCGAGATCCGTATCAGGCCCAGGACCGACGTGGTTGCGGGTTGGAGGTTCACCGAAATCCGTACCGGAGTGACCTACACGATCGAAGCGCCGCTGCTTAACAACGAACGGGACATGTTGCGCCTGCTGTGCTCGAGCGTCCCCAACCCATGATGAGGTGAACAATGAAGATTCGTGCCCTGGGCATCCTCTCCGGCGCCTCTGGCGATCGCGAGAAGGGTGAAGAGTTCGTGGTCGAAAAAGAGTATGGCGCCGGGCTGATCGCCCGCGGCTATGCCGAGGAGGTGACCGAGGTTGCCACCGAGAAGACCGCCAAGCCAACCAAGGCTGAACAGAACAAGGAGTAGGCCATGGCCCGCCGCTCGAAGATGCGCGGCGATATCCGCCTTCGGCGAACGCTGCGCAACATCCACAAGACGATGGACAACGAATTGGCCCCAGCCATGCGCCACGCCGCTGAGCGTGTCCTTGCCACCCAGCAGCAATTGATGCCCAAGGACACAGGCGCAGCCGCCGCAGCGCTGAAGATCTACGTGGCGCCCAGCGGCCTGGATGCGCAGATCGGAATCCGCGGCAAGCGCGACAACCGCAAGTTCTTCTACCTGCGCTTCATCGAGTACGGCACCAAGGGCTATATCGGCAGCAAGCGCGCCGGAAATCGCAACCGTCGAGCCACCAACAAGAGCGACGGCGAGCACTTCTTCGGCAAGTACCCGGACATTCCGGCCCGGCCGGCGCACCCATGGCTTCGGCCCTCCATCGACGTGAACCGCGAGTACGTCATGGCTGACATCGAGACCGCCGTACGGCGCACGCTCCGTAAAGCGAGCCAGGGGGTAGGTAATGGCTGATCCGTCTGTTGCGTTGCAAGAGGCGCTGTTTGCCAGGCTCCTCGCCGAGGTCAGTTGCCCGATTTACGACGGCGCGCCAATGAACGCCGATATGCCCTACGTGTCGATCGACCGCGAGGTCTCGGTCAACGAAAGCCCGATCTCCGGGCGCAAGCGCGAGCAGCGCCTGCTGTACCTGTCGGTCTGGTCTGATGCTGTCGGCCAGGCCGAAGTGAAGCGCATCAACGGCGAGGTGATCGCCGCACTGGACGAGCGACCGCTGCCGCTGGAGGTTGGTCGCGCCGTATCGGTCCGCGTCATCCAGTCGGACGCCCAGCGCGATGCTGACGGCGTTACCTACCAGGGCTCGATCACGGTCCGCGTCATCACCACCCACTGATTCAACCACCGGCCGCGCTGCGGCTTTATCCAATGTGCCTTTGGAGGAACCCCCATGGCCGAAGACAACCTCAACACAGCCGCCGGCTGCCGCCTGGCCATTGGCGGCAAGACCGGTGCCGACACCGAAACCGAGTACAAGGCCGACACCTACGTCGATGTGGGCGAGATCGAAGACCTGGGCGAGTTCGGCGACACCTTCAACCCGGTGAACTTCACCGCGCTGTCCAATGGCCGCGTGCGCAAGTACAAGGGCACCGCCGACGCGGGCGACATGACCCTGGTCGTAGGCCTGGACAACGGCGATGCGGGTCAGAAGGCGATCGGCGTAGCGCACAAGGACCGCTCCAAGGGCAACTACAACATCAGGGTCACGCTGAATGACGGTGATCCAGGTGCGACCCCGGCAATTCTGCCGACCACGTACTACTTCGCGGTGAAGGTGAGCAACAACAAGGTGGCTGCCGGTTCCGCCGACAACGTCGTGCGCCGCAACATCACGCTCGGCATCAACACCGACATCCTCGAAATCCTGCCGGGTCCGGCTACCCCCTGATCGATGGGGCTTCGGCCCCGTCCTCTACTGAGAGAACCCCATGAGCGAAGCTCTGTATGGCACCAAGACGCTGGTGGTCGGTGCGCGAACCTACACCCTGCGGCCAACCTTGGAAGCGGCTCTGCTGATCGAAAGTCGCTTCGGAGGACTGCGCGGTGCGCTCGAATCGATGCGACTCATGAGCATCGGTTCGAGCGCTGACATCATTGTCGCTGGCGCCGGCCTGCAGGCTGACCAGCATGCCCAGGTCGCCGCTGAAGTGTTCCAGACCGGCGTGGCCAAGGTCTCCACCCAGCTGACCGAGTTCATCACTGTCCTGCTCAACCCGGTACCGCCGAGCGTGGTCGCCCGGGGAAAGGACGAGGCGGACAGCACAGCGCAGTGAAGGACGGGAGCTACGTCGACTATTTGTTCGGCGTGGCCACCGGCTGGCTTGGTTGGCCGCCTGACACTGCCTGGCGCACCCCAATACCCCAAATCATGATCGCGCTCGATGCTCGGCTCGACTGGTCCGGCCGCGGGCAGGCCCAGGGACAGAACTCCGGCCAGCAATCCGCGCCGCGACGACCCGTGAGCGTTGCTGACAAGTTGAAGGCTTTCTTCCGGGGCCGCCAGGAAGAGTAACTCGCCGCCTTCGGGCGGTTTTCTTGTGCTTGGAGAAATGCATGGCCGATCAACAAGTCCAGGGCATGTTGGTCCAGATCGAGGCGACCACCGCTCAACTGCGCCGGGAACTTGCCAACGCGGACCAGGTGGTTGCGCGCAGTGCCCAGGCGATGGACCGTAACCTGGCCACCGTCGATTCAGCCTTCGACAGGGCGGGATCTGCCGCTCAGTCTGCTGGCGTGCTGATGCGTGGTGCGTTTGCCGCTGTTGCTGGCGCGGGCCTGATCGGTGGCATCATCAAGCAGGTGGACGCCTACGGGCAGATGTCCGACCGGATGAGGGCTGCAGCTGGCAGCGCCGGCGAATACCAGGTGGTGCAGGAGCGTCTCCTGCGCACCGCCCAGGAAACCTATCGCCCACTGGCTGAGGCACAGGAGCTCTACATCCGCACGGCGGACGTGATGCGCAGCCTGGGCTTCAACACCCAGCAAACCCTGGATATCACCGACAGCTTCAGCTTCCTGCTGGTGACCAACGCGGCGTCTGCCGACAAGGCAGGCTCTGCGCTAGACGCCTACTCCAAGGCGCTGCAGACAGGCAAGATCGATGCTGACGGTTGGGTTTCTATTCAGAGCGCGATGCCGACCATTGTGGACGCCATCGCCGCCGGTACCGGCAAGAGTGCTGCGGAGATCCGCAAGCTTGGGGTGCAGGGCAAGCTTTCTCTGGATGACCTAAACACCGGCCTGCTGCGCACGGTTGAAGCCAACCGCAAGGCCGCTGCCGATATGTCCACCAGCGTGCAGGACGCCCTGGTCAACATCAATAACGCCATCGGCACCTTCCTCGGCAACATGGAGGAGCGCACCGGGGCGGTCGGCGGACTCTCGAAAGTCCTGCTGGTGCTGGCTGACAACGTGGACCTGGTTGCTAGCGCCATGGGCGGGGCGGGTGCCGCCGCGCTCACCCTGTACGTTGCCAAGGCCGGCCTGGCTGTGAAGGCAGCACTGGCTCAGCGCGCTGCGGAGGTGGAGAACGCCCGCGCCGCCCTGCGTGGGGCCGAGGCCCAGCGGATCTATGCACAGGCTCAGGTGCAGCAGGCTCAGGCCTCTGTCGCCGCTGCGACCGGCCTGCAGCGCTTGTCGCTGGTGCAGACACAGCTGTTGCCCAAGCAGGCGGCGCTCAAGGCGTCCACCGACGCGCTGGCCATCGCCCAGGCAAACCTCACGCGCGCTGCCACGGGTGGCCTGCTGGCTGCACTCGGTGGGCCGGCGGGCCTGGCTCTGCTCGCCGGTACCGCCGCCGCCAGCTTCCTGTTCCTGGGCGATAGCGCCGACAAGGCTGGCGTCAGCCTGGACGACATGCACAAGCCAGTTGCGCAGCTGCGCGAGGAGTTCGCCAAGCTCAACCGCGACCAGCGCGAGGCATCGCTGGGCAAATGGCAGCAGGAGCAGGTCGGGGCTGCAGATGCAGTACGCAGCGCTTACGGCGATCTGGCCCAGTCCATCCGCCAGTCAGTGGTTACGGCGCCCGCGCGTGATTCGGGTGGCCAGTACAACCAGCAGTTGCGCGCCTATCAGGAGCTGGTCGACCGGCTGAATGAGGCGCGTGCGGCAGGCGGTGACCTGGCGCCGATTCTGCGTGACGTGGGTGACCGACTGAACCTGCCGGCAGGTACAGTGCAGAAATGGATCACCCAGGCCGGTGCCGTCAGTGACGCCGACCAGCGTTCGGCGCTGATCGCCGAAACACTGCGCGTGCTCAACGGCGTCACCGAAGAAAACACCGCGCAGACCCTGGCCAACAACGCTGCCAAGGCGGGGATGAGCACTGCAGGTCAGACGTACCTGGAGACCCTCCAGAAGCAGCTCGCAGGCCTGCAGGACAACGGCGATGCGCTCAAGATCGCCAACCGCTACATCGCCGAGAATGCAGACCTCACCGAGACGGATCGGCAAGCCATTCTGTCGGCGGCGAGCGCAATCGAGTCGCAGAAGAAGGCCAACAAGGACGCCACGGCAGGTACCAAGGACCGCACCAAGGCCCTGAAGGATGAGATCAAGGCGCTGGACGCCATTATCGACCGCGCTTTGCCCGAGAAGAAACGGCTGGAGGATCTGGCCAAAGGGGTGGAGGGCCTGCGTAAAGCCCAGGCCCAGGGCAAGATCACCACTGCCGAGATGGAGCTCGGCATCAAGAACTTGAACATCGCCTACGGCGACACGACCATTCAGCAGCGCACCGAGGCTGAGCGGAAGCTTGCCGAGCAGCGGCGCAACAGCGCCGAGGCCTACCGCAAGGCCATGGAGGTGGTGCTGCAGACCCGGCAGGACGCGATAAATGCCGACGTGGCCGGGGTCGGTATGGGTGACGATGAGCGCGAGCAGGCCGACCGCCTGAACGCTGTACGGCAGAAGTACGCCGAGGCGCGCCGGCAGTTGGAGGAGCAGCAGGAGGATGTCTCTCGGCGTCTCAGCCAGCAAGCCTATGAAGAACGTCTGGCCGACTTGGCCGACTACCAGGCGCGCGAACTGCAGATGGAGGTGGACGGCCACAGCGCCCGCCTCGAAGCCCAGCGCGACTATCGCAACGGCGCGCGCCGGGCGTGGGCGAATATCCAGGCGGATGCGACTGATGTAGCAGGTGCAACGGACCGCGCCCTGACCGCCGGCTTCGATTCGGCCAGCGCCTCGCTCGCGAACTTCACCATGACCGGCAAGATGAAGTTCAAGGACTTCGCCACCAGCATCATCAGCGACATGGCGAGGATAGCCAGCCAGCAGGCTGCGAGCTCGTTGCTCAGCGGCCTGGTAGGTATTGGCGTTTCCGCGATTGGCAGCTACTTCGGCGGTGGTGGCGGCAATGGCCTGCCGGCCGGATCTGCCGGAGCGGTATCGTCAAACCTTGGTGCTTCGCAGGCCGGTTACTCCAGCGCCTACTTCCAGGCCTTGGGCGGTGCCTGGGATGGCGGCGTGCAGATGTTCGCCAAGGGCGGCGCCTTTACCAACAGCGTACTGACCAAGCCCACAGGCTTTGGCATGGCCGGTGGCGGGCTGGGCATTGCTGGCGAAGCAGGTCCGGAAGCCATCATGCCGCTGGCACGAGGCGCCGATGGCTCGTTGGGTGTGCAGGTGGTGGGCGGTAACCAAGGAGGGGGCACTGTGGTGCAGATCAGCGCGCCCATGAGCATCACGGTCGAAGATCGCAGTTCGGAAGGCATGCAACTCGACACTGCCGCGCTCGAGCAGAACTTGGTCAAGCAAATGGATGGTGTGGCTGAACGTGCTATCGCTGCCTCTTGGCGCCCAGGCGGGGCCAGCTATCGAAACATGAAGGGGAGGTAGTCGTGGCTATCGAGACATTCACCTGGTCGCCAGATGATGAGGCCAGTGGCGAGAGCGTGCTGAAAACCCGAAAGTCGCAATTCGGCGACAACTACACCCAGGTGGTGGGTGATGGGATCAACGCCGAGAACGACAGTTGGACGTTGTCATTCGGAGGTGTCGCGGAGGAAGTGGACCCCATCGTCGCCTTCATCCGCTCCCATGGCGGTTTCAGGTCGTTCCTGTGGACCCCGCCGGAAGGCGAGCTCGGGCTGTATCGCTGCGAGCGAATCGGCCAGCAGCGCCGCCCCGGCGGCATTGCCGTCATCAGCCTGACTTTTGAAAGGGCATACCACCCATGAGCCTGATTTCACAGATCCAGAAGCTTGAGCCAGGCTCCGAGGTGCTGCTGTTCGAACTGGATGGTTCTGACTTCGGCGCCGATGTGCTGCGCTTTCATGGCCACGCCATTCCGCACACGGCGCAGGAGCTCGCAGCGGCTGCCGCCGACGCCGATCAGCTGCCGGCGAAATCGATCTGGTGGCAGGGGGAGGAGTATGGCGCCTGGCCGCTGCAGGTTGAGGGTATTGAGGCAAACTCGGACGGTACCGCTGTGCGCCCGACGATATCGGTCGGCAACGTCAACGGCAGGATCACCGCGCTGTGCTTCGCTTTCGCTGACCTGCTCGAGTTCAAGCTGACAATCCGGAATACGCTAGGCCAGTTCCTGGACGCGGCGAACTTCCCGGATGGTAACACCGGAGCAGATCCAACCCAGGAGAGCATCGAGGTCTGGTACATCGACCAGAAGGTGTCGGAGAACGGCCAGAAAGTGTCATGGGAGCTGGCCAGCCCTGGCGATGTAGGCGGGGAGACCATCGGGCGGCAGATGACTACGCTGTGCCACTGGGCCATGACCAACGGGTACCGGGGGCCGAACTGTGGCTACACCGGGCCGTACCGTGACAAGGACGGCAACCTGACCGACAACCCTGAACTTGACGAATGCGACGGCTGCCTGGGCACCGGGTGCGTCCCGCGCTTCGGCGTGGGCAATCCGCTGCCCTTTGGTGGTTTCCCCGCCGTCTCCCTGATCGCACGGAGCTGAGCATGCGAAAACACATCCTTGCTGCCGTGCAAGCGCACGCCGCGGCGGAATACCCGCGCGAGTGTTGCGGGCTGCTGCTGGCGGTTGGCCGCAAGCAGGTTTACTTCCCATGCCAAAACGCGGCCACCGAGCCGACCGAGGAATTTCGGATCGCGGCCGAGCAGTACGCCGAGGCAGAAGACCAGGGGCAGGTGATCGGCATCGTGCACTCGCACCCTGACGCCACCAGCAGGCCGTCCCCGCGTGACCTTGCCATGTGCGAAGCCACAGGGCTGCCCTGGCACATCCTGTCGTGGCCGGAGGGCGACCTGCGGACCATCACACCGACTGGCGAGACCGCACTGCTGGGGCGCCCATTCGTGCACGGTGCCTGGGACTGCTGGCAGGTCTGCGCTGACTGGTATAAGCGGCAGTGGGGGATCGACTTTCCCGCTTACGCTCGTGAGGACGGGTGGTGGGAGCACGCAGACAACCCGAGCCTGTACGAGCAGCTCTACGAGCAGGCTGGCTTCTTCCAGGTTGACCGGCCGCAACGTGGCGACATGATCGTCATGGCCGTGGGGCGCACCGTGCACCCAAACCATGCCGGGATCTATCTGGGCACAGACCCAGGCCTGCCCGGCGAGCAGCCTGAGGTGTTCGGCCCTGGCCCGTTCCTGCTGCACCACCTGTACGGCAGGCCATCAGAAATCATTGTGTTCGGCGGGCCATGGCTCGACCGGACCCGCCTTGTGTTGCGTTGTTCAGACGCGCCGGGCTGACAAGGAGTGAACATGAGCGACCTCAGTGCGAGACTTGAAGCGGAGCGAATGGCATCGCTGGCTGCACATGCAGGGCAGCCAGTTTCCATCCTCAAATCAATCATCGTAACCCCTGTCATGATCAATGCAGCGGTGGCGTACTGGGAGGGGCTGCATTCGTCCGAGCTCAATGAGCTTCGTCTGGACGATCTTTACCGAATCATGGCTGCGAATCGTCCGAGACATCTGGCAGGCCTAAAAGAGTGTCCCTGACCTTCTTGAGGATGTCGTCTAGAGCTTCCAAGGCTTTATCAATGATGAAGGTTGGAGGATTTGCTCCCATCAGAGCGGCAATCGAATGCATGAGCGACATGACCTCCACCAATCCGAGAGAGATTTCTTGAAGATTGCGAAGGTCTATCTCCCGTTCATTGCTGGAGTCACGCTCCTTCAGGCTCAGGAAATTGCTTGCGATAGCACTGTCTTCGCCCTCGGGAGATAGCGACCATTGCCAGTGTGCAACTACGTTCCGTAGTGATGTCAGCTTGTCGTAATGTGAAATTGCGATGTCGATCCGCTCCACCAACGGCGGATACAGCTTACTTTCGTTTTCTCTCCGAAAAGCCTTTATGAGCGAGAGTAAAGAGTTGGAGCGCAACTTAAGAGTTCGAGAAATGACCTTTGCTTGGTCAGTGCTCACCCCTGATAGCGCGTGAAATAGAGCATAAAGCGCAGGATCGCAGCCCGCGTGATTCGTGACGATCTGGCCTATCTCGCGTTTCATTGCATCTGAAGGGCCGGCTCTGTAGCCCCAGCGGCCATCGCTGTTGTCACTGATCATCTGACCCCCTAGGTCATCATGCCCCAGTCCATGGGCTTTCCGGCTATGGCCAGGGGCGGTTCGTTGGAAGGCACAACGCTACTACGCCAGCGTTCAGGCCGCGTACTGGCATTCCATCCAGCTCAGACGATTCAGGGTAGTTCGGCTATCCTAGATCTTTCTCTTTAGGATCAGGCGGATGGAAATAGGGAAGGTTTCACTGGTCGACGCGATCACGCTGCTGATCGCGCTATTGAGCCTGTTTGTAGCTTGGTGGGCGCTCAGAAGGACAAAGATGACTGAGCTCTTTACCCTGCGGCAGAGCGTAGTAACCAAGTCGGAGCAAGCCAGATCGGAATGGCACAAGCTCAATAGGGAAAACGAATCCCTGATCAGGGATGTGAGCCATCGATTCCCTGCCGGATTGCCTGAGGTTGCTGCTCTGTTGGACTTCCTGATGGGTCAACGGGAGCACTTTGCACTTTGCCTTCGAGATTCGGCTGCCCTAGCAGAGGATGTCCATGCCACCGTGGACACATTCAATGAGAAGAAATGTCGGCTCTATCTTCGGTATATTGAGCCGAGTCTCGAAAAGCTGGCGCGCAATCAGGGTGTTTCGACAAAACGATATGAGGATCTTCTCCATCGAATGCAAGAAGCATCGAGTCCCGATCGTAGAATGTAGACAGCGCTCCACTGTCTTTCCGTCCAGGGTGAATGGGTAGACAGTGATGCGTGAAAGCTTGACCAGCGATAGGCTTGCATTATGATATCTTGATTAATTTAACATACCAATAGTGCCAAGGCAGGGAGCTGTTCGTGCAGAAAAAAATTCAAATTCAATCGCTGAACTTACCTAGAGCATATCCAGCGGAAGGTGCTATAAAATCTTTCGGGCAATCCAGGGCTAACTATGATGCGGATTTTTGGGAATTTGAATATATAAGTTATAGATATTTAAGCGAATTGGATAGCAGGGCCTTAGAGAAAAGGCACGCTGAAATCGTTAAGAATCTTGAGTGTCTTGCATCTCCCGATCGCGACGTGATTCCATGCCTCTCGTTCTTGAGTTCTTGGTATTGGTATAGAAAAGAACACCAAACAAGGCTTGAAATGGCCATGCGAGGTATATCCGCACCACTAAGCTCTGGCTACCAACCAAAATCTGGAACGGGGGATGTCCCTGTGCGCCCAAGGCATCCAAATGCCGGTGATGTACTGTACCGATACGGAAACTTGAAATGGCTAGATAAATTGAGTGAAGTCGGTGGGTTGCGGATGTGGCACGCTGACTTTTATGCAAAGCTTGAGACGGATGTTGCCCGTCAAGATCATGAGATGGTGAAGGATAGGTTTCTTAACGGCCCAAAGACAATTATCACAAATATGGATGGTTTGAGAATACCTACGGTTGGCGACGTACGGATAAGTCATAGTGGTCCAGAGTACTTCCTTTTGTGCATGTCGTGCGATTGGGATGTAGGATTGTTCGATGATTTCAATGTCGAACATTGTGGTATTGTAGAAGATGTTGATGGCTTTGCGCTGAAGCTAGAAGTGGCGCTAGCGCGCGCGATGCCTGGGTATTTATTTCATCATAATCCAGTAGAGTATTTTGATCCCTATGAAGGTGTGAAGAACCAATATTATTCGCATGCTATGTCGAAAGATTTTAAGTATGCGTACCAAAGGGAGTATCGATTTCTGGCTTTGAATACGAATTCTGCTGGATCTGGTGCGGAGTATGTGGACTTAGAAATTGGCCCATTGGGTGGAGGGTTCAATATAAAATCGCGATAGAAGTGGTTCAGCTTGCAGTGACTTCTGGTCAATGCATCGCAAGCCCAGCCGCGCGCCGGGCTTCTTGCATCTGGTCCTAATCATCATTTTTGCCGCAGCTTCGCCCCGTGATGCTTCGACAGGTCGCTGATATGGAAGGCATCTGCAAGCCTCACCTTTGCCTGGTCCTCAGCCTGCGCTATAGCCTCGGCGCGCTCCCGGGCGCGGATCAAAGCGACATCCTCCGCCCAATGCGCCAGCGCCTCGGCAAATCTCTGCCTCTCTTTCTCGAGCATCCGCGCACCCTTTGAGGGAGTGGTTCAAGAGAGGAAAGGATAGACCTGGCCGCAGCGCTTCATGCTGGCGTTTGTCGCCTCGGTCTTTGCAGTCTGGTCAGGTCGCTCGATACAGTAGGCCTTCAAATGGAGGGCCTATGAAGTCACTGATCGTAATTGCCGCCTTTGCTTTCATGGCGGGCTGCTCATCAGCCAAGCCGGAAAGACAGCATCAAGAGACCCAAGAGTGTATGACCTACCGCTCCATGATGACCGCGCCGATGGCGCCAGATGCTATGGAACGGCTGAGGGTAGGTTGCGAGGGGTCAAATTAAAAGTTGGATCGTAAGGCGCCGAATATCTGGTGTAGGGATACCCAATCAGGTTTTGAATCCGTTTCGGCGGTTTTTTTGTATCTAAAGTTTCTTTTGGAGAAAGCATGAGCGTAATCCAGTACGCCCCCATGACCACCATAAAACTGTCCGGTTCACTTGCTAAGAGATTTGGTCGCACCCACCGGCGCCAGCTGGAGAGTGGCGACACTTGGGAGGCCTTCAGAGCCTTGAAGGCTACGCTGACGGGCTTCGAAGAGGAGATCCGCCGCCTGGATGAAATGGGGCTGCGTTTTGCGGTTTTCAGGAACCGAAAAAACGTTGGAACCAATGATTTTGATCGTGGCGGAGTTCGCGAACTGCGGCTCGTGCCAGTGGTTGGTGGTAGCAAGCGTGGCGGACTGCTTCAAACTGTAGTTGGCATCGCGCTTATAGCGGCGGTGGCGATCTTTGCTCCGGCTGGCCTCGGTGCAATTGGCGCTGGTGGCACCTGGGGCATTACGGGAGCAATAGGCGTCTCGATGGCGGTTGGCGGGGTGATACAGATGCTCAGCCCCCAGGCCAAAGGTCTATCCATGAGCGGCGCACCCGAGAACCTTCCGTCGTACGCTTTCGGGGCTGCCAAGAACACCACGGCCAGCGGTAACCCGGTACCGATCTGCATCGGGAAACGCCGCTGGGGCGGGGCGATCATATCCGCATCGGTCTACGCCGAGGACAAAGCGTAGTCACCCGAAATGCCACCAACCGCCTACGGGCGGTTTTTTATTGCCCGGAGGAAAGCATGGGCGTAGCACTCCTGCCAGAAGTCACAGGCGGCAAGGGCGGCGAGAAGAAGCCGAAGAACCCGGTCGAAGCACCGGACAGCCTGCGATCGACGAACATCGCCAAGATCCTGCTAGCAGTGGGTGAGGGTGAGTTCGACGGCATGCCGACCGATCGTGATATCTACCTCGACAACACGCCGATCATGGATGCCAGCGGCAACGTGAATTTCCCCGGCGTGAAGTGGGAGTGGCGCCCAGGCTCGATCGAGCAGGACTACATCCAGGGTATTCCAGCGATCGAGAACGAGACGACGGTGAACGTCGAGCTCCGCAGCGACACGCCCTTCACGCGCACGCTGAGTAACCTGCAGCTCTCGCGGGTTCGTGTCCGGTTCTCATGGCAGCGCCTGGTCAGCCAAGACAGCAGCGGCAACACAAATGGCTACCGGATCGAGTACGCCATCGATGTTTCCACCGACGGTGGGGCGTTCGTGGAATCCCTGCGTTCAGCCGTGGACGGCAAGACCACCAACGGCTACCAGCGGTCCGAATCTGTGAACCTGCCTCCAGCCACCTCCGGCTGGGCCTTCCGTGTTCGCCGCATCACGCCCAACGCCAACAGCGGCACGATTGCCGACCAGATGGTGATCGCTGGCTACACCGAGATTATCGACCAGAAGCTGCGCTACCCGAATACCGCGCTGCTGTACATCGAGTTCAACGCCGAGCAGTTCCAGAACATCCCAGCTGTGACGGTCAACTGCAAGGCGCAGCGCTGGCCGGTACCGAGCAATTACGATCCGGAGACCCGCACCTACACGGGCATCTGGGACGGCACTTTCAAGCAGGCCTGGACCAACAACCCGGTGTGGGCCACCTACGGCCTGTGCGTGAATGACCGCTTCGGCCTGGGCAAGCGAATCCAGCCATGGATGGTCGACAAGTGGGAGATGTACCGCATCGCCCAGTACTGCGACCAGCTGGTGCCGGACGGCTTGGGCGGCCAGGAGCCGCGCTACCTGTGCGACCTGAACCTACAGGGGAAGGCAGAGGCCTGGACGCTGCTACGCGACCTCTCGGCGATCTATCGGGGGATGGTCTATTGGGCGCAGGGCTCGCTGTACATGCAGGCCGACATGCCTCGCGCGCAGGACATTGACTACGTCTTCACTCGGTCGAACGTGATCGACGGCGACTTCGTTTACGGCGGCGCGGGCCGCGACACGCACTACAGCCGCGCCCTGGTGAGCTACGACAACCCGGCGAACAACTACGACACGGACGTAATACCGGTCACCGACATTGCACTGCAGCGCCGGTACCGGGATCGCCCCGTTGGAATCTCCGCCATTGGCTGCACGCGGGCCAGCGAGGCCCAGCGCCGCGGCAAGTGGGCGCTGCTGAGCAACAACCAGGATCGCACGGTCTCGTTCAAGACAGGGATGGAAGGCGCAAACGTGCTGCCTGGCTTCGTCATCCCGGTTGCTGATGAGCTCGTCGCCGGGCGCCCGAACGGTGGCCGCATCTCTGCCGCCGCAGGCCGCGTCGTGACCTTGGATCGGGACACGCCGATCAAGGCCGGTGACCGCTTGATCATTAACCTGCCCAATGGCACCGCCCAAGGCAGGACCGTGCAGTCGGTGAGCGGTCGCGCAGTGACTGTGACGACTGCCTATGGCTTGCAGCCAGAGCCTGAGCTGCAGTGGGCGATCGACTACGAAGACCTGGCCGTCCAGCTGTTCCGTGTGCTCAAGCGCGTGCGCACCACTGAGGGCGAGTACGAGTTCACCGCGCTGGAGTTCAACCCCAGCAAATTCGCGGCGATCGACACTGGCGCCAAGCTTGAGGAGCGGCCGATCAGCGTCATCCCGGTTACGACGGTGCCGCCGCTGGCGAGCGTAACCCTGACCTCGGGATATGCCGTCGACCAGGGCATTGCCGTCAGCACGATGACGATTGCCTGGCCGGCAGTGGAGGGCGCGGTCGCATACGACGTGGAGTGGCGCAGGAACAACGGCAACTGGATTCGCCTGCAGCGAGTGGGCACCACGTCAGTGGACGTGACGGGCATCTACGCTGGCGCCTACCTTGCGCGTGCTCGGGCGGTGAGCGCGTTCGACATCACATCGCCTTGGCGCGACTCGATGTTGACCGAGTTGAAAGGAAAAGAAGGTGCGCCTCCTGCCTTGGCGTTCTTGAATACAACGTCTGAGATATTTGCGATTCGGCTGAACTGGGGATTCCAGCCTGGTGCTGATGACACGGCTTACACCGAGATCCAGATGGCATCTGAGCCCACCGGACAGAACCCGCTTCCATTAGGGCAGTTCGCTTATCCGACTCCGACCTACCTGCACTCGGGCATGGCGGCGGCGGTGGTGCGTTACTTCCGAGGTCGTCTGGTAGACCGTACCGGCAACATCGGTCCGTGGTCGGATTGGGTCTATGGCCAGTCGAGCGCCGACTCGTCGGCTGTGCTCGAGTACCTGGACGGGAAGATCACCGAAAGCCACCTCGGCCAGCAGTTGCTCAGTGAAATCGGGAAAATCAGCGGCGACGGCCCCGGGTCGGTCAACGAGCGATTCAAGGCGGGTGACAAGGCGCTGCAGAGCCAGATTGATTCACTGTCGGCCCAGTTGGCTGATCTTGCTGGCGCTGAAGAGTGGAAGCCAGACCAGCCATACCTGGCCGGAACCTTGGTCAAGCACGACGGCAAGCTGTACCGGGCGAAGGTTGATGTTCCAGCAGGTACCCCAGTGGGCGACGCCGGATTCTGGGAGTACCTAGGCGACTACGCGTCTCTCGGGGAAATGGTCACGGCACTTGCTGTGCGCGTGGACGGCGTCGAGACCAGCGTAGAGGAGATCAATGGCGAGCTCACCGCCATGGCGAGCCGAATTCTCGGCGTAGAGGCGGCTGTCTCGCCCAAGATGGCAGGCGCGACCGAGGGCTGGCGCGCAGGCGAAACCGGCTCCCACGCTGGGTCTTGGTCGATCTACTCGGCGTTCGCGCAGGCAGACATGGCGATCGCCAAGCAGGTCGACGAGGTCAAGGCTCAGGTCGGCGGCAACTTGGCGCGAGTAGTTCGGACTGTGGAGACGCTCACAGACGACGTGTCCGCGCTGGCGCGTGACAACGAGACCCTGACTGCACAGGTGGGCGACACCAAGGCGATGGTAGAGGATAACGCCGAGGCCCTGGTTGAACTGGATGGCGACATTCGCGCGACGCGCAACATCAAGGTTGGCGTTGACGTGAACGGCGTCTACTACGGCGCGGGGATGGGCGTTTCGGTCGAGAACACCCCGGAGGGAATGCAATCGATGATCGTCTTCCTGGCCAACCTGTTCTCCGTCATGCACCAGCCAGGAGGCACGCCGAAGTCAGTCTTCGCGATCAACAACGGCCAGGTGTTCATGAACAGCGCGATCATCAACCAAGCCGACATCATCAACCTGATCATCACTGGCGAGCTCAAGAGTGCGAATTACATTCCTGGCCAGCAAGGAATGAGGATCAACTTCGTCACGAACGAGTTTGAGATCAACGGGATTCGTCCTGGGCTCGGACGGATGAACATCACTCATCAGCTGCTGACGGTGTACGACACGGCGCGTATGCGGATGAGACTCGGTATCTGGGGGTGATATGCCTATAGGTTTGCAGACTTGGGACGCTGCTGGGAACTTGCGGCTGGATGCGACAACTCGCATCGGCCGCATCACCGCAACTTTTTCAACAGGTGGCGCAAATGGGTCAATTTCAGTTCCTTCCCTAGCGGCCGGAGGTGAACCATTTTTCTTCGTGGAGGACGACTCAGCTGATCTGACACTTGCCAATCCATATGCCTATCCAAACGTTTCGATATCGGGTGCCATCTTGTCGTGGGCATACGTGGACTTCAATAACCCACTGACTGGCCAGCCAGTGCCGAGAAGAAACGTCAGTATCTCAGTGGGAACTTACTGATGCCAGCAGGTGGAACCATCTGGTTTGATGACGGCGTTTTCCAAATAGACGCGGAGGTCCGAGTTGCGACTCTCGCGTTTCGAACGTCATATGCTGGACCCTTTACAGCAAATACCGGGCCGTTTGTGTCCGTTGGGTATTACTTTGATATTGCAGTTCCAAGCAATGTCAGAAGCTTGTTTTTTTCTTCTGACACCCCTGTTTTTGTTGCCCTCTGGTCGAAGGTTGGAACCACCTGGAGGTTTAAAGTCTCGGCGCAAGTAGCTCTACGCATATACGGCTTCGCTGATCAGGAAATCTTGCATTCAACCTCGGGGTTGCAGTTCTTCAGCGAGGCAGGCGTTCTCACTTTCGACTCTGACAGCAACTTTCTACGGGTCAGCGGAATCTCCCGAAATGCCGGCCCAGGTACTTCTGTTCCGTGGCCGAGCACATCCAGAAGCTTTGCGGCTGGGCTTGGTCATTTCCCTAAACGTGGGGTTGGGGCTGCCCAGGCGGGTGTTCCCTACTGGGTGCAAATGTCATACGGGATCACGGTCGGCCCCAGTTCTTGCACCGTGGGCGAACTACCCATTTCCTCAAGGCCCACCGGTGGCGGTGGTACTCCGCCACCACCGAACTCTCCACCAATGGCAGCCCCCACGATGATGATCGTGGACGTCACCAACTTCGACTGAATGAGGCTTCGATGGCACTTCAACAGGTAAATCTCGGCACGCCGCCCTCGGCCCTGGACGGTGATGACCCGCGCACCGCGTTCACGAGGATCAACAACAACTCGCAGTTCTTGGACACTATTGGGGTTTCTGCCCCCATCGGCCGACCAGTCCCTAACGATGACTGCAATCAGGCAATGACCGAAGGTTGGTGGAGCGCTGCTTCTGGCACCGCTGCAAACAGACCGCCGCTTATGATCTTCCCCCTTATCTACGTCGTGACTATAGGCGGATATGTGGTTCAGAGTGCTCTCGACATGTTCAGCGGTCGCCGGGCGGGGCGGGGATACAACGTGGTCAATGGCCAATGGGCCGACTGGGGGCGGGAAGCTTTTCTCAGTGACTTAGGTACGGCGGCCTTTGCGGCGCTGACCACCAGTGACCTCGACACAACTGTTGGCCGTGCGCTGAAGGTGGGAGATCACGGCGTGGGTGGCGATGTTCCGTACCTGCAATCACCCAATCTCAATGCGCTGACCGTTCCAAATGGGGACTACTTTGTGGCCACCCCGTCTAACAGCCCTGTTGCGTACGGTATGTTGACCTACAGGAAGCGCTCTGATGTTGAATATCAGAGGATTGTGTCCGTAGAAAGCTCTGCCTTTCGCAGTTTTGAGCGCGCCAGGCCGGGTGCCTCGACCCCTTGGCCTGCAGAGTGGGTTGATACCACTCCCTTCGGACACGGGCAGCTTTGGTATAACTTGACCCCCAATCGTACTACTGGGATCAACTACCGAAACGCAACCGGCCGGCCTATTCAAATAGCAGGGCTATTCGGCCCCACCAATAACCCCAACGTTTCGGTCTACGTCAATATTTTAGGGCCGGATGGGGCTTCCAATGCCATCACGGTTCGCGGTGGATACTCCGCTGCGGCTGGGAACTATATAGAAATGCCTGAGATTTTGATCCCCCATGGCTGCTACTACAACATAGCAATCGGTAATGGATCGGCGGCAATAATCGAGTGGAGAGAACTGCGATGAGGTATTTCAATGAGCCAGAAACAGGTCAGATCTTTGCCTATGAGGACGAGACCGAGGATTCGGCCATTCTGCCTCAGCTGGTGCTGCTCACTCAGGCTGAAGTAGATGATTTGTTGAGCAAGAAGCACCGCGATGAACAAATGGGGCGCGAGGCTGTATGGGTGGCCGCTGAAATGGCTGTCGTGGCCGATCAGCTACTGATGCACGAAGACGGCGACGACATGGCTGTTGCCACTCAAGAAGCCTGGAAAGACTACCGCAAGGCCCTGCGCCGATGGGTGGAAGGCGCCGAATTCTTCCCCGATCAAGAGCACCGTCCAGTAAGACCCGTTTGACCGTCCACAAGTGCCCACCGACCGCCCACGAGGCGGTATTTTTTTGCCTGGAGAAACCCGAATGCCGATCACTGAGCAGCAGCTGCTGCAGATCCTCCCCAATGCCCGCCCAGTCGCGGGAATTTTTGTGCCTGCACTGAACCGGGCTATGGCGCGCTGGCGCATCGACAGCCGAGTCCGCCAGGCTGCATTCCTGGCCCAGGTAGGCCATGAGTCGGGACAGCTGCGCAACCTGGTCGAGAGCCTGAACTACCGCGCCGATCGTATTCGCCAGGTCGGACAGGCATCTCCTGCTGGCAGCCGCTGGCGATCCCTTGTGCCGCGGGCGGACGAACTGGGCGGAAAGCCTGAGCGCCTGGGCAATGCCGTATACGGCGGCCGGATGGGCAACGGTCCTGAGTCGTCCGGCGATGGCTGGCGATTCCGCGGGCGCGGCCTGATCCAGCTGACCGGCCGCGACAACTACCGCGCCGCTGGCCAGGCCCTGGGCCTGCCCCTGCTCGAACAACCTGAGCTGCTCGAGCAGCCCGAACACGCAGCCGCTTCCGCCGCCTGGTGGTGGTCACAGCACGGCCTGAACGAACTGGCAGACACCGGGCGTTTTCAGGATATCGGCAGCATCATCAACACCGGCAAGCCAGGCCGCGTTCCGCATGGCACTGCTGAGCGGAAAGCGCTGTATGACCTCGCGGTCAAGGTGCTGGCATGAGCGCCTGGCTGCTTCGCCTCGCCGGCGCCGGCCTGCTGATCCTGCTGGGCATGGCCATTGGCACCTGGGCCACCACCAGCCACTTCCGGCCATTGCTCGACCACCAGCAGGACCAGGCCGCCCAGTGCGCCGCCGCGCGCGAAAACTTGGCCGGCCTGGCGCAGGAGCAGGGCAAGGCACTCGGCGACCTGACCCTGGCCGCGAAGGAGCGCCAGGCCATGGCAGAGCAAGCGTTGAGTGAGGCCAAGGCCAGCGCACAGGACGACTACGCTGCGGCGAACCGCCTGCAGCAGGAACGCACCGGTGGCGATCAGTGTGCCGCCGCTTCCTCGATCATCGACAAGGAGCTTGGACTATGAGCATTGCAAGGCGATTCCTGCGAGGGGTGGGGGTGCTCGCAGGTTTTCTGCTGCTTACCGGCTGCGCAGCGCAAATTGAGCCGGAAATGCGAACCGTGCGCGTCGAGGTTCCGGTGCAGGTACCGTGCCGTGCGCCGGAAGTGGCTGTGCCGCTGTGGGCGGCTGCCGGCCTGCGTAAGTCCGATAGCTTGGAAGTGAAGGTGCGTGCGCTGCTGGCTGAGCGCCGTCAGAGGATCGGGTACGAGCGTTTGCTTGAGGCGTCTGTATCTTCCTGTCGCTGATGCTTAAGAGTCTACCGGCTGTGATCCATGACCGCTCTTACCCAAGCCTCTTTAGCTTGGTGGTGCAGCGTCAGCACCATACCAGCTAGGGTCGCGCAGGCGGTATGTTCATCCATGCCTTCTTTTTTTGCATCTGATAAGAAGCGTTCGATATACGTATCGTTGGTTGCGAGCCTTGCTTTACCGTTAGGGCTGGAGAAGTAGGATCTGACCCAGTCTTGATCCTGACTCTTAAACCGTGCTGTGGTCTCCTGAATGGCCCCTCTGGCGGTGTTCTCAAAGTGTACGGCAGAGCTGCATTGTCTCCGTGATATCTTTTCCATCACATCGTTGATGGCTACGTAAGGAACCATGGCATCGATTAATTTGGACTTGTCGTACTCCGCCATCGCTTGCATCGGATGCGCGAAGCAAAGGCTGAAATAAATTACCCAAGATGATCTTGAATGCATGTCTATCTCCGGCAAGAGAGTGCTATGTCGTGAGAATAGACTCAAGAGAGGATAATGCAAGTTTAGTCTGTATGATGACATGCGACTGCGCACTAACGGCGCCACATTCATTTGGTTTAGCTTGGATATCGTTCTCGTCTTTGTGAATCAGGGGAGTAACTGGATTGGAATTGAGGGGCGTTTGAAATTATGCTAGCCACCTGACCATTCGCAGGCCTGGATCGCTTGGTAATGCGATAATTTGCCATCCATTCTGCAATCCTGTTTTCGGAAGTACTCGTAGATATGTCCACTACTGTCCGCTTTGCTGTGCCCGAAGATGCACGCCTCTTACCGCCAATTGAGAGTTCTGCTGCGCAAGCGTTTCGTGTTTTCAAGGGGTTAAGCTGGCTCGCTGATTCTCCCCCTATACCCGTTGAACGACATCTTGAGCTTATCAAACGCTCGATGTGCTGGGTGGCTATTGATGCCGATAATCGCCCGCAGGGCTTTCTCAGTGCTGATCTTTACGGTAGAGACCTTCACGTCCATGAGCTTTCCGTCCGCCAGACCATGCAGGGACAGGGGATAGGGCGAAAACTCGTACAGGTAGTGCAGGAATTTGTTGGGTTGAAGGGGTTGCGTGCGGTGACTCTTACGACCTTCAGACACGTACCGTGGAATGCTCCATTCTACTCTCGTCTCGGTTTTCAGATTGAGTCCGAGCAGCAGGTCGATGAAAGGCTGTCAACACTGTTGAGTGAAGAGTATGAACACGGATTTCCCGCGGGAAGCAGATGTGCGATGGTTTGGAGAGCAGGCGAAGAGTTTTGAAGAGGCACGTATAGCCTCCAGTCGCAGGCTATACGATGCTTGAAAAGGAATACTCGAGTGCGTTGTGGCTGGGCGCCGAACAAGTGAAGCGAAGCCGTTGATCTATGGTTTCATTACCAAAACGCGGTAAACGACAGTCAAGATCCGAAGAGGTGAGCAGTTAGTTTCTATTTACGGTTTAGCAGTTGCGCACTGCGTGGAGCAGACGGAAACCCGCGCCGGTCGCCTGTAGACCGTCTTTACGGCGTGCGAAATATCGGTGATTGATTGCGCTAGCGTCTAGATTTTCTCGTAAGGTAAAACCGATCGAACTGAGTAGCGCGCTCATTTCCTCTGGGTCAAAGCTTGAGAGCCATGGTTCTCCCATCTGAGCAAACAGATTCGCAGCATGACTTTCAATTGCTCGTTCAATTGGAGGAAGCCGCTCCGGTGAGACCCGATAATCGAAAACTATTTGGCTTCCCTCCGGCAAGTGGGCCAGCGACTTTAGCGTTTCGACGATCTGTTCTCTCGTGAGGTAAGGGGTCACGCCAAGCCATGCAACAAAGACAGGTTGTTGTGCTTCCAGTCCGTTCTCGACCAGGCGTGGTAGCAACGCGTCTTTGCGCAGGTCACATGGAACATAGCGTACCGAATTGGCGCCCGAACTTAATCCACCTATCGCTTTTCTCTTTTGCTCTTGGGTAGTGTGGAGGTCTACCTCGAATACAACCAGGCTCTCGTCCTCGTTACGTAGCGCATAGGTGTCGAGTCCAGCCCCAAGAATCACATATTGGCGTAGATCCATGTTCCTGGAGTTCAACAGCAAGTCTTCGCTGTAGCGGCTGCGTGCAACAACGGCTGCCCGCAAAGAGCGCATCACGGGCTCATTGAACTGAAACGGATCTTTTTGCAGCATGCTTTGGACGGGTGAGGGCAACACCTCGAGCGCGTATGGATCGTCAAAAACGACCGGGTCGTCCAGTAATTGATGGACGGCACGCGCCATTGCCACACGTAGCGCTGAGGAGGGGCGGTTGGGGATATCTTGCGAGGTCACAGTAGTGCTCCGGTGAATGGTTTCGCCGGCACTGTAAAGCCTCCCCTTAGCGTGAGGGTCAAGCCTGTTTCTGAAGGTGCTTTGCAAGCCATTCTCGAACGCGTGCAGGAACCGGATGCCCGATCTGCAAGATAGGCTCACAGCGATAGGCCATCTGGAGCTTTCTGGCGAGCGCGCAATTGCCTCTGGTCATCTTGTCTACAAGCGAATGGTATTGCGTTATCAGGCTGTCGATTTCCAGCGGACTCACTGAGTCGCCGGCCTTGAGCAATTGGTCGGCGCGGCGGCCGAATTCACTCCACTCCCTGGCAAGTCTTTTATCCAGGCTAAGGATGTCTTCCTCGGTCAGATGACGTCGCAATGCATCCATGCGCAACTCTATGGCCGGAGTGATGTAGGCAAGCAGGCTAGTGTCCAGTCCGACGTGGTCACGCTGACCATGGTCTTTTTCATGCAGATTGCTCCATCTTCTTGCTACCTCAATGTCTCCATCCATCCATAGCATTGCTGCATCCATCCAGCGTGCGGCCAAACGCTGGACCTTCGGCTTGTGGTAGTCCAAACCCTCTGCCATTACCGCCTGGAGTTCTTCTATCAGGCGTTCGAACAGATTTCGAGCAAGAGCCCAGCGCCCAAGAATTTTCAGTAGCTCAGCTTCCGTGAACGCTTTGCGATAGTGTTCAAGTAGTGTTACGGCGTTGGGCCAGGGGAAGCGATCATTGACTATGCCGGCGGTCAGCCCAGCGGCAAGGACAGACAGCTTCGCTTTGCGCTGTTTCATCAGCGCCATATCTTCATCGATCCGAGAGAGCTGGATTGAAATGGCTTCTATGCTCTGCTGGCTAGGAGTGGTCAGGAGGCGCTTAATGCTCTCCAGCGACAGTCCTGTCTCTTGGAGTGTTTGGATTGCGTTTATTTGCTCAACCGCGGACTCGGCGTAGAGACGATACCCCGCCTGCGTGCGTGCAGCTGGCTTGATGAGGCCTATTTCATCATAGTGATGGAGGGTTCTAATGGTTACCTTGCAACGGCGCGCTAGGGCCCCTACCTGATAGAGTGGTGGTATTCCCATTTTCACTCATTTCCCGAATATATGAGCGGCGCATTATACGGGCCATGGAGCAGCGTGCAGCCCATAGCCCTGCCTTCTTTTGGGCTGATTTTGGGGGGCAGGGGTACGGCAGGAGGATAACGTCACGCTTATGCCATCTACAATTGTATGTTCGACAACTGGGATGTATCGGTGAAACGTACGCTCGAAGGAATGGTTGCTGCAGGTGAGGAGTTACTTCGTCAGGCGCTTGATGCCAATCGACGCCTGCAGCAGGCCGTGGCTGATGGTGAGTCCCCCGAGGATGTCGAGCGGCACCGAGTATTGGCCGATCGGCTTTACCGCCAGGTGACCGAGTATCAGCTCATCGCTACCGGCAAGGCACCTCATATCATTCACTGATCGCCATGGAGGCGAGCATGAAGGACAAGCGCGAAATCGTGATGCCAGACCATCAGGTCTACAAGGATGTTGAGGAGGCTATGAGGCGCCATCTTGAGGCACAAGAGGCTGGATTGCCTGCGCAGGAAGTGGAGCGCTTGCGGCTGATCTTGGAATCGCAGATCAAGGCGGCCCATCAGTACCACTCAGATGCCATGGGGCGAGCGCCGCTGAGTCGTCACTGAGGCGATATCAGCTCAGGCCCTTGGTTCCGCACGTTCCCTACGGCTGTGCTGACCTTGTACCACTCGAATGCCTCGGCTGGTTCACCCAGGTTCAGCACCATCTGTTCTGCGTGCTCGCTTGGCATGCCTGCTGCAATCCACTCTCGAGCCAGTTCCGGCTCAAGCACCACTGGCCGGCGGTCGTGCACGTCCACAAGCCCGCCCTGGGCGTCGGCCGTGATGATGACGAAACCGTCGTGCTCGTTGCCGGTGAATTGACCGATGCTGGCGCATAGCGCCGGCTGGCCGTCCCGCCGCCGGATGTAATAGGGCTGTTTCTTCGGCCCACCCTCATCAACCCACTCGTACCAGCCGTCGATAGGCGTAATAGCCCGATGCGGCCAGATGGCCCGGAAGAACGGGCCGTGAGCGACCTTCTCGACGCGGGCATTGATCGGCGCGGCGCGATCGGTTGCCCAGTGCGGCCGCCACCCCCACCTCACCAGGTCCGCCCGCGGCCCTCCCTCATCAAAGCGCAGCACAGCAACGGGCGTAGTAGGCGCAATGTTGTACCGCTGCAGCGCCTGGTCACCGACGTTGTTCCTCCACACCTCCGGCATGCTCAGCACCTCAACGAAGTCGTGAATGCCCCGGTACTGGGTCAGCCGTCCACACATTTCCCGTCCCTCCTGCTCGAGCACAAAGCATAGCCCGCCAGGCGGTACTGGCGCGGGCTGCGCGTGCAATGCTCAAATACTGTATCGATATACAGTATTGGTGCCGTATGTACTTCCTCCTTGTTCGCCGCCGAGTGCGCGGCGTTGCGATCCCCAGTGGACAGCTCACGAAGATCCAGCCGCTGCGGGCTGACGTTCATATTGAGTACGGGCACAGTTCAGTGCTCGGTCGGCAGTGCCTGGGCGCCTGGGTGTTCAATCCGACCCCAGGTCCAGACGTGATTCCGCGGCTACACGACGCACGCGTTACGGGAATGGCCCAGGGCGGAATGAACATCACCGGGGTGGAGGAGGTTGACGGTGTACTCTATGCGCAATCCTGGTGGTGTCGTGCACAGTAGCGCGGCGGGCATACCGCAGCCCTGGATGGTCGAGCTCAACGACCAGATGGCGATGATCACCGATCCAGACGGGCGCTCTGCCGTGATGGCGGAAATGGCTGTTTACGCTCATCGCCGACAGGACGTTGATGCTGGAGCGCTGGCCGAGATGCTGGAGCTCGCCGAGGCGGCCAGGCTATGGGCTCATGCTGAGCGTGAAGCGGAGTGAGAGTGACGCCAGCCAGGACGGCTGACCGGGGTGGCAGAACGCCAAAGGAAAGGGTGAAAAACGGTTCCAAAACTAAAAAGGTGACCCTTGTAGAATGCGGCGTGCAGGCCGTTAAGATCTCTTTAGTTTTGGAACTGATATAGCCTCGCAACCATTGCAGGGCGGGAATTCTTGGATCGGTTTGCAAATCCGTCTACGCCGGTTCGATTCCGACCTCGGCCTCCACTCTTCGAAAACCCCGCAGATCAACGTCTGCGGGGTTTTTATTTATGGCTCGAAAAAGCCAAAGTGTTCCGCAACATTTGGCATGTGTTCCGCAACCCTATCTATTTTGTTGGGCTCACAACCTCGCCAACTCGGCGATAGACCCGCTTGGTTATTTCCTCTTTCGAGTGACCCCGCAGGCGGCTGGCGTGACTGATATCCTCGATCTCCGAAGCGGCCTTCGGGTGGATATCGCGGAACTGGAACTGCCGAACTTTGGCGGCCAGGTCAGTGTTGCCGTCGGCGATCAGCTTCCGAGCGGCCTTGTCCCGCGCCTCACCGAAGCGATTCCTCAGCATCTCCCAGCTCATCCGCAGGCCGGCGTCGTTGGTGATCAGGCGTGAATTGCGCACGCCCTGAAGCTTGCGCCGCTCAAGCAGCGCCTCGATGAATAGGCCTAGGCCGGTCAGTACGCCATTGACGTGCCGTCGTATGCGCAACTTCTTATCTGTCTTGTTCTGGTCGACCCACAGGTAGTCCTCGTCGAGGTCGACACTGCTGAACTTCAGCGTGTCGGCTGGGCGCTGGCAGGCCATGGTTGCACCTGCAGAGCTAGATCGATTGCCATCCTTTTCGCCTGTTCTTCCTCCTGATCGGAAGGATTGGTGAGGCGAACTGCCCCATAGGTTTTTGTCCCCATGAAGCCTTCTCCCACGTAAACATCTCGACCCCCGAATGGCAGAACCTCTACCACCACCTTTCGGAAATTGCCGAGCATGAAATCCAAGCGTTGTGTATCCGTGAATTCGCTCACAGCTGATACCTCTCATCAATCCAGCGCCCAAGCTCCAGTGCGATGGTGATTACTGGAAAGGTATAGTTTTCAACAACTCCGATCTCATCAAGACACTACGCGCTCAAGCTCGGTGGAATAGCGCCGCCGCAATGGCTGCCGCTATTGCAGTTTCCCTTCAGTTGGCAGTAAAGCTTGCATAGGGGAAGGCGCTGGCGGGCAGCGCCGGAGGCAAGGTAGTAGCCTATTGCCTCAGGTGCGGGTTGAGTGGTAATCTTCGATCACGTGGTCGTTGTTTGACCCAATCGAGTCGATGCAAGCTGTTTACAACGTGAAGTCCATCGATGTTTTATCTGTTCTGTCTGGCCTCGTAACTTTGTTTGTTTTCATCAATGACAATGCTTACTGGGGGGTTCTTATGGCAGTACTACCAATGATGATCTGTGCTGGGGCTGTGCTGCGGGACCATGCAAATAGCAGAGAACTGTTGGGGATTGAGCGTTGTGCTTGATAGATAGCCGCCGGGCAACCGGGCCCCGCACCACTATTCAGAAGGGCTGACTCGTTCAGCCCTTTTTCATTCCTGAGAGATTGTTCTCAGTCCCTGGGTCGCGCCGCAGTTCGGCAACACTCGCTTCTTCAAACTGACGCGCTAGCTTTGGCGAGATGTAAAAAGCTGGCGCGTCAGGACGTTCAAGGCGACGCGCCCGCTCTTCCGGATCCTGGGCAATCCATGACAGGGCCAAGTCCTGCCATAGCTCCTGCACCTGATCGTAGCCGTGGCGCTCGATCTCGGCAGCCATGGCGGCCTTGATCCCTTCCGGCATTTTGAAGAACACCTTCTCGATGCCCCAGCTTCGCGGCCTGCTTCTTCTGACGATCGCGGTAGTCCGCTGAGTGCTTTGCGGCTCCCGTCTTCTGCTCGGTCATGGCCGATACCTCTAGGGTTGACTGCATCACCCTCCGTGCTGAAGGAGTAATGATGTTGAATGCACTTAGTGGGGCAACGTCGTCTACATTGGAGGGGCTACCCTTAATGAGAGAACGGACATGCTCACATCAAAAACTTTAATCTCATTGCTCGCTAGTGCCGCCCTAGTTACGGGCTCAATAAGTGCCGCGGCTGATCCCGGCAATGGAAAAGGGCAGGGCCATGGAAAGGGTAACTTCCAGAATATTCAAGGCCATGAAGCTGCGGGCGGCGGGTCGAAGGGAAAGGGTTCAGGGCACAATGACTGGGATGACGGACCGAGAGTTGATCGAAGCAGCGTCCTAAACGTACTAAACAGTTACCACAATTACTGGAGTCCAGGACCAGCACTGCCGCCTGGTATTCAGAAGAATTTGGCACGAGGAAAACCGCTCCCTCCTGGCATCGCGAAAAAGCTCGATGGGAGACTTCTGGGCCATCTTCCTCGCTACGATGGCTATGAGTGGCAACAGGTCGGAACTGACTTAATTCTCGTTGCGATTGCTACCGGCATAATCTACGAGGTGCTGAATGGGGCACTGGATTAGTGGAGTCGCTCGCGCTCTGCCGGACGTGGGCGGCGATGCGTTTCATGCTCGATGTTGACCACGGCGGCGTGATTGTCCGAGACCAGGGTCCGGCACGTCCGCTCCAGGCGTGCCCGCATGTTCTGGGGTTTGCGCGTGCTCATTGCCGCGTGCCTGCCTTGCTTGCCGCCCCAGCCTCGCAGGCATCGACAAAGCGCATCCCCGCCTTGTAACTGTAGGCGAAGCCTTGCACGGCGCCGGTGACGATCTCAACCACATCCCAGGTGCCGCCATGATCAGATGCCTGGTAGCGCGGACTCCCTTGGGCGACCTTGGCGAGAGCCTCTTCGCGTACCATTTGGCTGCGCTCGAGCAGAGCCGCGAGCAGGGCGCATTTCTCCGCGAAAGCGGGGTGCATTCCTGTCTGCATGGGGTGTTCCTCGTGGGAATCAGGCGTGGTAGTCGAATGACTTGGCTTTGCGTAGGACGCGGACCTGTGCGATCCGGCGGTCTGGTACTCGTCGATCGCGGCGCATGGGGCCGCTGTCGTCGGTGGCGGCCCGGCGCGGCACCTCAAGCTTGAACATAGCGGCGGCAATGCGCTTCTCGACACCGCTCTGGCTGATGCAGTAGTGCCGTACGATCTGCTTCGAGGTCATGCCCTGAGCAACATCGAGAACACACTCCAGCTCGCGGGGCGCAAGACTGCGCCCAAGGTAGCCCATCCAAGAGCCGCTTGTGATCGTGTCCATGGGTTATCTCGGTTTTGCACTTTCCAATGCCTTGCGCAGCTCGATGACGAGTGCGGTGGAAATGGTGATGGTGTGCTCTATGCGCAATCATGGTGGTGTCGTGCGCAGTAGCGCGGAGGGCATCCCGCAGCCATGGATGGATGAGCTCAACGACCAGATGGCGATGATCTCCGATCCAGAGGGGCGCTCTGCAGTGATGACGGAAATGGCCATTTCCGCTCATCGCCGACAGGACATTGGTGCTGGGGCGCTGGCCGAGATGCTGGAGCTCGCCGAGGCGGCCAGACTATGGGCTCATGCTGAGCGTGAAGCGGAGTGA